TACTGGATGAACTTGACGGATACCCTGACTTTGTAGGTAATGATACTCTCTGCACTATATCGCCCAGCGGAAAGGCTAAGTTGATTGAATGCTTGAAATGCCCTGATTGCGGATATTCAAGAACCAAGAAAGAAGCGTTGAAAGCAGAGGAGGAGTAATGGCAAAGATAACATTTGAACTATTCGGGAACCCAAAGACCTTGAAGCGGCACAGGCGGCGTGGAGGCTCTAAGGGGCACTATGACCCATCGGCAGGGGACAAGGCCGATTTCCTTGCGTTAGCCCACCAGCACCGCCCAGACGTGCTATTCAAGGGGCCATTGGAAGTATGTTTGACGTTTACGTTTATTCGGCCTAAGAGTCATTATCGTACAGGCAAGAATTGTGCTTTGCTTAAAGAATCCGCACCAAACAAGTATCACGCTAATAACCCAGACGCTACAAACCTTGCTAAGTTCGTCGAAGATGCTCTGAATGGGATATTTTGGAAAGATGACAGACAAATAGCGGACGAACGGATAAAGAAAAGATGGGGAACATTTGGATCGGTAAAAGTGGAGGTAGAAGAATTATGAACCTACGCAAACAAGCCAAAGGCCGTCAATGCCAGATCAGAATTCCGGGCGTATGTAACGGCAATAACGAAACAGTGGTGCTATGCCATTTGAACAATAAACGTCTTTTCGGTGTAGGTACAGGCCAGAAAGTACCTGATATATTCGGAGCGTGGGGATGTAGTGCTTGCCATAATTGGTGTGACGGGAGAACATCAAGCCCGCTGTGTCGTGAAAATGTTATTGAAGCTCAAAAGTTGCATTACGAAGGCTGCCTGAGAACAATGAATATACTATTGAAAGAAAATAAAATAATTATCCCTTAGGAGAATAGAATGAATGACAAATGCGAAAAATGCGGAACCATCTTGGTCTTGGCAAGTACAAGTGTATTTGGTATGCGTGTTGAGCCAGATGAAGAACCTTATGAAAACGGAAAAGTAGAACCTGTTATCGTAAACAATCATCCTGTGGACGAAATAGAAGCCAACGGTTTCTCTGCAACATGCCATGCTTGTCCTGAATGTGGATGGTTCAAAGATTTTGACGTAACAAGCGTAGGAGAATAGACAAATGAAACCAAAACTAACCCTACCCTTACGAACATGGACACTTGCTATAACCCTAAGCCTTGCGCTGTGGGGGTGTATAGGCTGTACGGTTATCGTGGGCCACGGCTGGTACTACGGCAGTGTCTTCAATAAGATCGACGATGCCGTACTGATAATAGACCCTAACGAGGTGTACGTCGAGATCGGCGAGCGTGTGCCGGTTGTGCCGGTAGAGATAATAACAGGACTTTAGGAGCAAGAACATGATAGTATGGAAATTTGCAGATTCAAGAGCGGTAGGGGCTAAAACAGGGCTTGTAGTTCCAGTGATACTTATAGTATCTAAACCTCTTTACCATCAAGAAACAGTGTTTTCGGATGGATGGAGTTGGTCGTCTGAATTCGGCATCGGCCCACGGTTCAAGAAGATAAGCTATTCTCATCCTGACAGATGGAAGACTATTGAACACCCTTGGATAACACCCGAACAAGAGGCTGTAATGCGATACAAGGCTGAACTCTGGTGTAAGCTACGAGAGGCAGGCTTTAGTGACTACGATACCAAGGGAGCCGCTGGGTGCTTTATTACGGGCAACGAGAATCCTTGGAATCCCTACTGCTCTGAAGGTGGATACGAGATATACCCCGATGAATACAAAATAACGTGTTTGAATCATAAAATGCACCCGCAACGGCTGTATGAAGTGGGGAAACTAATCGAGGATATAAAATTAAACCACTGAAAGGACGAGATATGAGTAAGAATTACGAAATCAGAAAACTCAAAGGTGCGGCAATAATGACTGTCGAGGCTTATCAGGCAACAGAAGATGAGGATAAATTAACTTTATTGAAGTATGCGTATAGGGCGGCAAAATCTGCACTCAAAGGCAAGCGGGAGATTCAAGCAGAAAAAGACAGCGGAATGATACCTATGCCGGAACAGTTTCAAGGCAAGTTTTTTAACGCATCGTCAGATGCTTGCGATTTTGTTGTAGGCCCTTGTGCTTGTGGCGCGTGGCATGAAATAGAAGATTGGCTTGAAAGATTACAGGAGTAAACCATGAAAGAAGAAAGGACGAGATATGAGTAGACTGAAAGTTATCACAAAAGAGAGTTTGGCCAAAGAGAATAAGGTTTTAAGACAAAGACTGGCTGATATAAACAAATACGCCTACGATGCCCATTGTGGTGATACCGCAGCCCAACATTCATCACTATACGAAATAACAACTATGTCTAAGGAGTAAACCATGAAAGAAGAACTGGCAATACGAGCAGTAAAACTGTTTCCCAAACTGTTTCCTGATGCGTGGAAGCATGATAAGTGCCTTTCGGGAGGAGCATTAGGGGTTTTTTGGTGCAAGAAATGCTATATGTCAGCAGACGACTTACCTAAACGAGGAGATTTTCCTGACTTAGACCCGCTTCATGCTGTGCCAATGGATGGCTGCACCATCCCCGACCCTATCGACATCAACTGGGATAATGCGATGAAGCTGGTACGGACAGCAGGAATCCCTGTCGTAAGACAATTATGGATTATCTGGACAAATTCTCATTACCATAGAAAACACAACCTATTGCGGTGGATAGTATTTCACGCCACCCCTGCTGATTACATACTCGCCGCTTGTAAGGCGAGAGAAAAGGAGAACGAATAATGGAAAGAGAAGTAAAATACCCAACAGAGTGCCCGGCCTGCGGAGGTTCTTCGTGGGAGCTTGACAGTGACGACAAGTGCGTAACTCGCTATTGCGGCGACTGTGGCCAAGAAATGCAACCCATAGAGCCTCTTGACATAGCACTGGACGTTGCACAACATGACGTAGAATCTCTTGGTATGCTGTATAGTGAGGAAAAAGAACGCGGGGATAACCTCCAAGCTGAAAACAAGCAGTTGAGAGAGGCGTTAGCGAGAACAATGTAAGGCTTGTCGTGGACTTAATAACGCTATTGGTATAGAAAGTGATTGTACTGAATGTAAGGCACACCAAGCCCTCAATCAAAATAAAAAAGACTTGACAAATGAGCCGGAGTAGTATATATTACAGTGCGGATAGGGTAGCCCCCGAAAAGGCGATACATCCTGAATCGCTCTTCCGTACTTTATTTCAGGAACTATTACAGGAGTAGTATTATGAAGAAGATAGACATTAGCACCCCGACTTACTCAAACACATTTGCCTTAGTAGATGACGCAGACTTTGAATGGCTGAACCAGTGGAAGTGGCACCCTCATTCGACAGGGCAGTTGTTATATGTGAGACGAACAGCAAATGGCAAAGGTTTGCTTATGCACCGGCTTATTGTAGGCAATTCGTCAAAAAAAACAGATCATAGAGACCGGAACGGGCTAAATAACCAGAGATTCAATTTGAGAACCGCGACCCATGCTCAGAATATGGCAAACCGTAAAATCCAGAGAAATAATAAAAGTGGATACAAAGGCGTGTGTTGGAGTAAACAAGCAAAAAAATGGCGCGCACAGATAAAAATAAACGGAAAAGGGAGGTACTTGGGTGAGTATTTCTGCTTAATCAAAGCAGCCAAAGCTTACGATGAGGTAGCAAAAGAGAATTACGGCGAGTTTGCAAGGACTAATTTTTAGAAAGGAAAACAAGATGAATGAATTGAAACCGTGTCCGCTGTGCAAAGGCGCAGCTAAGTCTAAATCTATCCAGCTACATGCCCATCTTGTTGAGTGTGTTAGATGTGAAGTGTCAACAGGTCTTTATGATTCCGTTGAAAACGCAGCTATCGCATGGAACACCCGCCCCTCTCTCTGGATACCCATCACAGCAGCGACGATGCCGGAGAAAGAAACCGAAAGATTCTCGAAGGATTTTTTGATGTGGCCTATGACAACAAACGGCTATCCATTGGGTGCTTACGACTTTGTAGGTAAAAGGTGGTTTGTTGCCCGTGCTCCAGATAGCTACAAGCCTAAGTTCTACATGCCAATACCCCCGCTGCCGGAAAAATAAATAAAAAAGATTTGCATTTGGCTTGACTTTGCCTGATTTTGTGTTATACTTTAGTACATCCTTAGCGGTCTAACCGTTAAGCCCCGTAAGTCTTCGGAATTGCGGGTTTTTTGCTCTTTGAAATTATAGAGGCAGCGGCATGGAGAAGCGAGCGAAGCCATGAAAGGTCTCTCCTGACCTCTACACACAGTGTAACTATCGCAGGTGTAAGTCCTGCCTGCCTCATAATATGAACCATCGGCGACCGTTAAGAGGCGGCCTCAACTCATTCCCACCGATGGTATAGTCCTTCCTCCGAAGGCTATAAGCTGGCCGATGTGCATGTCGTTAAAAGCGATTTTTTCATTCGTGTACATTGTCAGCTAACCAGCAACGACGACGCGCCGGTAAACGTGTTCAATGAGCATAGGCTGTTACTCGCGTGATTCGTGGCAAACGGCCTCTTCGGAGGCTGCTTGCTGGTGTTTTGAACAGGATCAAGAACAAGAGGCGCCTTTGTTTTTAGGTTGAAAACGCCGGTCCATTGCGTTATTAGGCCAAAAACAAGCATGATCAACACAGAAGGCGCCAGAATATTAGTAGCAAGACAGTTGCCTTACAAGTGAATATCTGGTTGCGGCGTGGCGGGACACGCGGGTTTAGCCAGCCATAAGTGGTAATGTTTCCGATGTAAAAAAGCTTGACTACAGGGAGAGACGGTTATTTATTCGAGGAATAAAATGAGCAGGACGCTTGATTGTCGATTTGACACTTGCGAGGGCAGGGCAGTTATGATTCGCGGTCGTGCGCCTGAAGAGTTTTATGTTCGCTGTCAGAAATGCAGGCGAATATCCGGCATAAAGAAGACACGGCAAGAGGCAATTACAGACTGGACAACCAATAACTAAAAGGCTATAAGATGGGGGTAACAAATGACTTCAACACTAATAGCAGCCCGAATAATAGAAGAGGTCAAGCAGATCATCGAAGCTGGCTTACAAGATGTCCCTGACGAGCAGGTAATGGAGATACTCCCAAAGATAAATATGGCAGTGAATGTACATTGCGTTGATGGAATATTAGCACTTATGAAAATGGATGACCCGCCCACAAGCCCCGAAAACCATAACTCTTGCGAAAGCAATACATAAAGCAGGGCAAGCGACGGGTGTTCTTTACAATGTGACGGCTGAAAGAGGCCAAGAAGTAGGGCGCTGACCGTGGGAAAGCCAGCGCCCAGAGTGGAGGAGGGGTATTATTTCTTGCCTTTCAGACTTTTTCTCCTATAGAATTCCAAGTAACTCATCAACTTCATCGGCTGGATACCGTTTAGGGTTAGTCCAAGGGCCGAAGTTCTTCGGTAAATCACCTCTTTCTACCATTGATGCTACTGTATTCTCTGATACGCCAGCAAGGACGGCGATCTCTTTTTTTGTGTACCATCTCATAATCTGTCTCCTTTTACTAAAAATAGTTTTTCGATGCCTTTTTTAGCACCTGTATTCTTTGTGAGGCTTGACGTTATTTCCTTTTGCCATAATAGCTGAGTACAGAAACTTGGCGCAACGTATTCAGACACCAGAACAGTATTGTCAACAGCTTGCAAACGACACCAGCTCCAGAATTCGGTATGACTGAACTTTGCTTTGTATGCGGTTGCGCCCTGATATGGTGGGTCACAATAGATAACAGCGTTTTTGTGTCGAAAAGTATCGAGATACGATTGGCAATGAAAGTCAACCCCTTGTATCGCATTAAACTGCTTTAAGATATTTCGTCGGCTGTCATCGCAGTAGTTTCGTGTTGTTCGGTTTAAAACATCTGCGTTTGGCGCGTCTTTTCTTACGTTACGGGCATAACCACCCCACCACTTGCCGGAATACGAACAGCCAAACCCTACAAAGCCCACCAGTTCGTCAGGATAGCCGTCAGGGTGATTCTTAATAAGGTGGTACAATGTTTCCGTTACAAACTTAGGCGGGCAGTAGCCACCCTGCACGGCTTTTAGTAATGCGATTAGATAGCGGTGTGAATCAGTACCAATACGGTGTTCGCATTCGATGTGTTCTATCATGTTTGCACCGCCGACAAACGGTTCGATATATGTTTTGGCTTGTGCTGAATCAATAAACCCTTGGATAATCGGGGCTATATGTTTCGCAAGTCGTCTTTTACTGCCCATGTATTTCATTACAAACTCCAATCAAAATATAATTCTTTCATTCTATCTGTCATAACCCATTGGTCAGCCAACACTCTACACTCGTGTTTAACGCCCCTGAGTACGTCCTGCGCGGCCACCATTGCCTCGCCGTTGTCTTTGGTAGGGTCAAGTGCGTAAGCGACACACGAGCCGTTACGCTCGGTTTTGTGGTCGATTAAGTTTGCTGTTCTATCCATATTCATTCTCCTTTCACTTAAAAGTAGCCCATATACCAGCCCACGCAGATTTTAACAGACGGATGAGGGAGAAGCGGGGTTTGAAGTTAGGGCATAAATTGGAATTAAATCCATAGTCTATACCAAACCCAACACCAAATTCACCCGCATAGTGGAAACAGGGCCTCTTGCTCTTGCAATCGTTACATCTCATAATACATTCCTTTCTACCCGATAGACGGGGTTAAGCCTTACCGAAATCCTTCATCCAGTTCGTGAGCCAGTCAGCGGCTTCTTTGTCTTCAAAGCCAAATTCTTCTATCAAATAGGGCCTTGAACCGAACATATTAGTTATGCCAGATTCACGCAAATCATCCAGATACTTGTAAACCTTTTCTTTTATTTCTTTGTCCAAGTCCATAATACATATTCTCCTAAGTTAAGCCCCAGCGGGGCGGTTAGTTAGTAGCAGCGGCGTGTTCTTTTCTATGACAATCGGGACACATCCAAACAATCAGTAGCGGCCTGTCATAGTCAAGGTGATGGGCTTCTGTTTGCTCTTTGCCGCACATCACGCAGGGCTGTTGATTGATGGCTCCATTACGCTTATTGTTCCGAACTATTCTTCTCGCCATGTGTTTAATCGCCAAAGCAGGGTCATTGCTATATTTTTGCATTTGTTCTGCTTTCCTTTTCTTAACTTCTGGCCGCTGGTAATATTCTTTGTAATGGCCTGCGGCTCTAAGTCGTTCACGGTGCATATTGTTGTATTTTATTCTTTTAGGAGTCCGATTGTAGATTCTCCCTTTCTCTCGCCTGCATTCTTTACATTGGCTGTCTACACCGCAAGTCGATACATAAAACTCGCTGATAGCCTTTGTTTTCTTGCATTTACTGCAAGGTTTGGTTTCCATGGCTCGCCTTTCTATTTATAGGATAATTAGTTGCTGTGTACTAATATACAGCAACAGAGCCAACAAGTCAAGATAAAAATAAAATTTATTTTGTGGCTTCACGAATGGCATCGTCGGCCATAGCCCATATACCTGAAAGCTGTCCAGATAACACGATTTTATCGTCATTAGACGCATGGACAGCCAGCTTTTGTATCTTCTCACACGCTGCCAGCAAGTCAGGCTGGGCATCTTTTTTTCCGCATCGGTCACACTTTGTATTATTCCAGACCCGACCGGCACAATACCGGCAATATACAAAAGTGCTACTCTTTGGTATTTCTTGTTCCATAATAATTCTCCTAAGTTAAGCCCATCACTCCCAGACCAACGCAGCCCAGGAATGACGGGCGGAGTAAGTTTAAGCATACCAAGAACAATACTTTGCCGAGCCATCCCAGAGCCAGGCGGTTTCACATTCACTAATCCGCAGTGTATTACCTTGGCAGACCTTACGTCTTAAAGCGGGCTTGCCCATAAAGAAACACCCTTTTTGGGGCATTACATTACAGCACATGAACCCGCCGGTTCCCTCAACTTGTTGGCTCATTATCTGCCGTACTTTAACAAAACACCCTTTTGTTCCGACTATTTGGAAAAAATCAACGTTCGTTTGATCGTAACCCCACGAAGTATATAAAATATCGTCGATCTTTAAGGTAGGTGTGAATGATTTTTTTTCTCTTTGTTTCTCGGCTTTTCGTGCTATACGGCTTTCGGCAGAGTTTACATAAGAATCTATGGCTGTTTCCCGCTGTTCTTTTGTGTGATAATAGAAATTGGCGATAGGTCTTGACGCAGTACCCCTGAATATCTTCAAACAAGGGCGAATCGTGCCGCTAAAAGATGAATCGTAAGCGACGATAATCAAATCATAGATAATACGCTTTTCTGCATTTGGCTTATCCATCAGAACCTCAACTTGAGAATCTTGGTAAGCCTCTCTTTGTTTCTTTGTGTTTAATCTTGTCATAATTCTTACTCCTTACAAAAACACATTATAGTTAAGCCCGCTGCCCTGCATCGAAAAGAGCCGTGATCGGGGTGCGGGTGAGAGGGTTTAGTCGGTCATCATGCAAATTTCGCGGTCTTGGCATTTTTCGCAAGACAAAATGATTTTCCCTTCGTTTTCTTTGTCAATACACGACATCTTTTCGCAAACTTCATGGTTTTCTGGAAATTCTATTTTCTTTGCCATTTCAATACTCCTTTGATTTAGTGCCCGTTAAGGCGGTTAGTGGTTAGAATGTTTTAGTTATCGTTTCATATTTAAGCTCAGACTCAGTACATTCGGCGTATTCCATCACATTTTCGATAGCTTCTGCAAGATCAGGATTATAGATAGCTCCGATATAATCACCATTTGGCTCTTCGAACGCATAGCCAGTAATCTCTGTTTTGATTTCAGGTATAACGAGGGATTTGAGTTCAACTTCACATTCTGCTATTATACGAAGTCTATCCGATGCTGAATGTCCTCCTGCAAAGCTGGAATAACCCTTATAACCCTTATTCATGCGAATAGTCATAAGTAAAGAGCGTTTGCGGGATACTGCGTTTGCTCTTGCTTGTGCGGTATTCATAACTAACTCCTTAAAAGTAATAAACTTGTTATCCTTACATATAGAGTATAACACAAGAATATACAATGTCAAGCAAGAAAATACAAGAAAGTATAAAATGGTGATGTAAGTGCTTATAGGGTAAGGACATAAAATCTTTAAATAAATATATTTTTATCTTTACAGCGTATAAATAAAAAAATAATGCAAATAAAACATATAATCATTTGACAAGTGTATAGTTTTGGTGTATACTATTTATGACAGTTAAGAGGTGAACTATGCCAAGCATAAAAGACAAAAGCACGGTAGATGCAATAGCAAGGGACTTTTGCAAGCATAGGTGTAAGTCAAGAGCATTACAAGCAGGGGGATACAGTGAACTGTACAGCAAAAGGTTAGGATTAAGATTGTTTACTAATGTTCACGTAGTCCAAGCAATAAAGCGTATAGACGATGCAACCAAAGCGGATTTCGACTACAATTTACACGAAAGTAAGAAGCGCAAAGAGGCTTTACTTGCTGTTTGCGCGTCATTAGTCTATAATAAAGACGGTACTGTCTGTGCTGCTCCTGATAAAGAGGCTATACGGATAATGCACACTGTACTCAAACAACTAGACAACGTTTGCGGCTTGGAGGACACCAAGGATACGCCTATACAGGTGAATATAGATCATAGTACAGCTCTAACAGAAGAACAGCGGCTGCGCAAGCGGTTAGACCTTATAGATCGTATGCACGCCCAGCCCAGCGGTATAGAGAGGAACTGATGAGTAAGCAGTGGAACATGCAATTCGCTCACCTAATGGATACACCTGCGCTCTATACTATGCTCTCACAGGCCACAGCAGCCGCGCCACTGCCCGAACGTGACCAAGGGGGCATAAGTACCCCTAAGCAACCAGGACGGCACAGGGAAGGCCCTACCCCGAAACATAGGGGGGTGAAGTATAGTGTGTAAATATTCAAGGCCCTTTACATTGGAAAGGTTAGTATTATGGCTTATTTAGTACCAAGAGACGCATTAGGCAGGGTTTGCGGTCCCGGCAGCATCATCCGCATAGTTAAGGGCCAGTTACAGCCTCCTAAACGGCGTAGGCGTCCCATAGAGCATGATAAGGACGATGTTTCGTTGTTACGAGTCAAATAAACCGGAGTCCCTTTTATGGACCCCTTAGGATGGGACCCCTATTTATATGGACCTGAAAATGCAGATTATGATAGGCATAGCGATTGGTTGTGTTGTTAACCTGATTTTTTTATGTTTGGAGCCTAAATGCTAACCGGCCAAGCTAAGAAGGATTACCAGAAGACGTACATGAAAGAATATATGCGTGAGCGTCGTGCTGTTAAGACCCATGATTCTGTTAAGACCTGTGTTAAGACCCAGATGGTTCCGGTGTTCAGTAAGACTTCGCCGGTGATTGAGGTTCCGATGGATGCCGGTGAACGCAACCGACTTATCCGTGAAGACATGGCCAGTCTTACCCTGGAAGAGTGCAAGGCTAAATATGCTGATGTTCCTAATTGGCGATTGGAGATGGGATGAGAAATAAGGGTATCAATCAGGAGTTTCGGCAAGACAGTTGTTTCCAGTTTAGCTACGCCCATGATAGTATCGTGGGTCTTACGTCAGGGTCGTTGGTCGAATCCCGGCCCCGGCGTAGTTTTAAAGAAGTTAACGGAGTAATGGCAGTATGAGCGAGATAGACAAAGCGATATTTGCTATAGAGATTACAAATACTCTGTTGCCGTGTGGCGAGAAAATAAAGGCTATAGCGTTGATTATGAAATTATATAATACTGACATCAAAGAGGCCAAGATGTTTGTGGACAAAATCCAGGCTTTATCAGAACCAACAAGATGTACCCGGTGTGGTAATTGGAAACCCGGATGTAATTGTTTAGGTGAAGTAAGTTAACGGAGTATTTGCGATATGATAAAGACAATGACTTACGACAAAGCTTATGAGCAAACGATTGCCAAGCAATGCGACCGTTGCAAGAAAGAATACAATAACCCGATGGAGATGCAGGAGTTTCATCATATAAGATTTACTGGTGGTTACGAGTCAAGGTTTGGTGACGGCACAAATGTAGAATGTGACTTATGCCAAAACTGCCTACTCCTCTTAATCGAGAAATATATGCGGACGAGTGACCGTTACCCAGAAGAGGCAATAGGAACAATGGACCCAGTTAATTCAGTATAGGAGAAAGAGAAAAATGGATAGAACAGGAATGGAAAAAGTGGCAATGCCGAGTGTAAACCCGACAGAAGCAGAAGTTGAAAAATTCGAGGATTTCTGTAATTCGCTCCCCGACGAGGAACAAGCACCTTTACCGGTTTTCGTATGCCCAGAGTGTAAGGAGTTCAATGCTACTTATGAAGAGATACACCCAGATACAGACATAAACGAGGTTGTGTTGGTGTGTCCTGATTGTGGATTCCGAGGACAGCCTAACCCCTCAAGGAGAGTAGTATGAGCGACGCGGAAATACATTTGATTGCTGAAATAGCGGCTTATGTGATATTGGTTGTGGCTGGCTGGTCAGTGGTAATGTTGATTATATGTTTAGGCAGGGCTTCTGATGAACTGGGAAACCCCCAGAGCCAAGACTTTAATTTGTGGAAGTAGCTTAGGAGAGTAGTATGAGCAGAAAATTGATTCAATACGGCGGCGCGTTATTCACGGCTGATTGCCCAGTTTGCGGAGAAGACCTCGAGGCCCCGAAAAGTTTATCTGTGAATAAGTTTATGAGTCAGTCTGGTTCAGGAGAGAAACCATCGACACAGGGTACTTGTAAACGATGTGGGAGACAAGACATGGCTTTCGTGAGATTTACAAAGGCAGTAGCTTAGGAGAGTAGTATGACTTGGTACTTAATAAATAACGAATGGATACAAATTGATGTAGAAACTAAATAGGGTCTAACCGAAACCGGCAGGCAGAGGTTAGCTAAAGAACAATCAAAGCGGTCGTTAGGGACCTAACTCCTTAGCGGTCGCTTTTTTTGTTGCCCTTGACGACAGTAACCATGTAATTCCGAGGTTACTGCGTTTATGATAGCAAAAACAAGGATTTAGTAACCCTTTTGGTAACCGGTTACTAACCGATATTATGGGTATGCAGCACACAATACAATCGAGTTATGAGGCTATGCGGAGTTCTATTATAACCACCGCAGACGCCACGCTTACGTCATACAAGAGTACAGATATGCCTTCTGACGTGTGGGAGGCCGGTCCTGCCGCTGGTGGCGTCACAGTCATCTTCATAGGTACTGGAGCAGACGACGCGACGTTTTCATGGTCACTGCATGGTTATCGTGCCGTAGGGCAAGACCAGGTAGGCCCAGGCGAGATCATAGCTTCCGGCACAGGTATTTTGGGTGCGGCTCTTTCCGAGATAGGGACTCGGTATGCCGACACGATAAATATAACTAATCCCGGTTCGTGGTATGACGTTCCGGTAGCAATAGACAGCGGTAATAACAGAATATGTAAAGTTTGTTTTGATTTATGTGGATTTAAATATGTTATATCGCAGTTTACTGCTATTGGGGCAGGCGGTCAGGCCACAGGGATGAATTCGTATGTAGCTTATTTTTAGGAGTTTATAATGGCATTAGTAACAAGTTCAGATATGTCGGGGTGCTGTGAGTTTACTGTAGGATACGGAAATTTTCTTCATTTCAACAGTGGTAAATACGGTATTGAGTTCGACAGTACCGGCGGTACCGACGAGCGGATATTCGGCAAGGACCCGACCAATGCGGATATAACGAAGTCTGCGTTCTGGCTGGAATATATTCAGCTTACCGCTGGTGATTCTTCCGGCGGTGCCCTATCGGTGATGGACGGGTCAACAGGGCTAAAAATAGTCACCCTTCCGGCAGGAGACTCTTCGTACAGTGGCGGATTATCTCAGGTATGGGACTTCAAGGACGACCCTATTGCGTGTTTAACGGCAGATGCTACATATTCGCTGTGTATGAGTTCTACCGTAAAAGGATTCTGTGGCGGGTTCATTAAAGGGTATTGGGGACCAGTTTCGCTATGAAAAACGAAGAATTCATAACAATGTAATTTGTGTTTAGGAGAAAGAATATGGTCAAAAAGAAAGTTTGCAGGGATTGGGATGTACGAGAGGTATTGGTTGCGGCCTGCCCGTATTGCTCGCACGATATTGACGATGAAGTTGGTTATGCTGACATAGGTGATGATATTACTTGTCCTCAGTGCAAGAAAGTTTTTATTTTAGGAGAAATATGATGGCTGTAACTACGACGACATGTAAAACAAAAGAGTATTGTGGGTGCAAGGATAACAAAGAATATCTAAAAGAACATGGATTGCCTCCAGAGATAGACATTTTTGTTCATACGGGGGACGGTCAGGTTGCTATTGGTGAATGGCTTGAACCGGGAGCGTTTCGTAATTTGCTCGTGAGTTGTTTGCAATATGCCGAATACTCGTCCGCGGTAGCTATTGATTTAGTACGAGCATTCTATGATGACAAAATACAGAAAATGTATATTGGCCAAGTAAATGCAAGAGTTAAAACGGGTAAACAAGTTCAGAGCTTTGAGGATTTTTGCAAGTTGGCTATTCCAACCAAGGTAATCGAAAGAAGAGATGAGGCGATTAAATTACCGAGAGAAGAAGAAAAAAAATGACAAACGAAAAATCTATGACACTGCTCAAACATACAGAGGATGCGGGGGTTTATGGCACACCCGAAACAATGTTTGCCAGAAAGTTTGGCAAATTGGTTGTTATTGAGCGAACAGAAGGCAAGGATAACCAGCGGTTATGGTTGTGCCGATGTGAATGTGGGCAAATAACAACGGCAAAAACAAGCCAACTACGAAACGGACACAAAAGGTCTTGCGGTTGTTTGCGGGGCAGGCCGAACAATAAAGAATTGGCAGTTGGCGAATCTGTGTTTAACCATTTATATAGCCAATACCAGCATACAGCAAAAGACCGTGGGTTGATTTTTGCGATAAACAAAATTGAGTTTCGTAAATTAACAAAAGGTGATTGTTATTATTGCGGTCGGCCTCCGTTTGCTATCCTGAGACATCCCCGACGCAAAGGAGAGTATGTTTACAACGGAGTTGATAGAGTAGATAGCAAAAAAGGATATATTGCTGAAAATGTTGTATCTTGTTGTAAATACTGCAACCGAGCCAAATCTGATTTGTCGCAGTCGGAGTTTTTTGAACTAATTAAAATGGTTTACGAGAATTTATTTATATGAAACATGACGAATTCATACAGCTCCTTAAAAGAAAAGAGGATGCTGGCATGGCTAAAACAAAAAAATGGGTCACTATGTGGCAGGAATCATTGCGGTACTTCTTCGGCGACCAGCTTGCACATAAGAAAGAGCATAAAGAATGGGACTGGATAGTTATAAACTATATCTGGCCGTCTGCAATGCAGGAGATCGCCAAATTGAGCAAGAATTTCAGCGAGATTCACTGCTTGCCGTGGGAGGACAATGATTCCGTCGCTGCCGAGGCATGGCAGAGCAATCTCCAGTGGCAATGGGAAAAGGGATTGAACAAAACAGGTATGCGCCTTGAACAGATTCAGGCTATCCTGTGCGGGAAGATATTCGGGTACCGTGTGAGTAAGATTTTCTGGGACGGTAGATGTACTTGGGATGACAAACAAAAGGTTTGGATGGGCGACACCCAGCATAAGTTGTGGCATCCCGCCGAATTCTGGGCTTCTGACGACGAAAAGATAGAAAACGGCGATTGCGGTACCGAAAGATATGTTCCGCTGGAGTGGGCACAGTCCCGATGGTCGAAATACAAGAAACAACTCGCCGACAAAGCCAGCAAATACAAGGATTTGGTCGCAGGTGGTGATACTACCATCAGGGGCCAGCTTGCCTCTGCCGGTACTTATCCAAACGAAGGCAAAGGCGGGATAGACAAAGGGTTAGGCGCAGATTCAACTAACTATATCCTTGACAGAGTCCTTGACGCCGATAAAATGTCTGACGTTGAGGTGAACGACGACACTGAGTTCGTCAAACTGAACGAGACTTACTTCAAAGACTATTCAGAAACCGACCAGAAGACAGAAGAGGACATTCCTCCGCAAGAGTTGATGGACGCAGGCGAGGTATACGAACAAGATGAGGTATTTTATGATAAAAATGGCACAACCGTCCCGCTCGATGAATGGCCTACGCGAACTCTAAAAGAATGGAAAGAGCCTGATTATCCAACGGGGCGGTATGTCATCCACGTTGACGACCTTATTCTTAATCCTGACGACCAGAAGTACCCGTATTCACGTTGGCCTTTTGTTGTAACCCCTCATTACCTCTTACCGTTCATGTGGCAAGGAATCAACGGTGTTACGTTATACAAGAATGTACAGGACATGATAAATGTCACTGTGTCTCATTTGACCAATAACATGAAGATGTTCGGCGACCCGAAGATAATAGTCGAAAAAGGTGCGATTGATACACCTCCAGGCAGAAGTAAGGAACATTTCCGTATAGGTAAGGCGGCAGGGTCGATAATTAGGGTGGTAAAGGGAGCTATTAGCGGCAAGAGGGTTCAAATTGTAAATCCTGTTACTCCATCAGCGGCGGCACTTCAGCTTTACGGACTCTTTACACAGGAATTCAAGAACCTCTTAGGTCTTCAGGATGTCGCTCAGGGCAAGGCTGGAAACAATATTACCGCCACAGAGTCGAGTTATCTCGCTATATCGTCTCACGACAGGATAGCTTTACAGAATGTTTATGAAACGGAATGGGTGCGAAAGTGCTGTGAATTGGTAGCTGAAATATGTCAGGCGAACTACGAACCCGAAAGATGGGTGCGAATAGTCGGAGAAGATAAATCTGCTGGTGTTATGCAGATCACTCAAGAGATGTCTCTGGTAAAATTTGACGTTGATATTCAGCCGGCACCTGCGATACCGATGGACTCTGAAAAGAGATTAGTGAAACTAATGAAGGCATATGAGTTAATGAGTGCGCCTCCCAATCCAATGTTGCCGGAGATACTTAAAGCGCTGGAGGTACCGAACTGGAAGAAGTTGTTGAGTGAAAGTTCGATATGGCAGGACTGGATGCAGTTCCAGGAACTTTACACAATGGTTGCCGAAGGAAAGATTACGCCCGATGAGGGTGTGAGGATTCTCGTTGAGGGTGTTCGGCAGAAAGTAGAGAATAGTATCGCTTTACAAGCAAAGGATAACAATGAAAAAGGTACAGAAATTAAAACGGAAATCACCAAAGAAAAAAGTACAGAAACAAGCAAAGACGGTTTCAAACAAACCATTACCGAAAAAAATTGACCCGACGAAAGCTATTCGGGATGAAATAGTAAAATTAGAGGCAGCGTTCCACAATACTCAGGGCGGACCTGCAAGTGCGAGAGTAAAGCGTAATATACATGCGCTTAAAATAAAACTGGAAGAAGTGCAATCGAAGCAGCCAAAGGGCTAAATGCCAATCGGCCAGCATAGATTTAACGTGCTTCTCTATAACGAAACAGCCATGTGCTGAAAATGAATTTGGAGAGTTAAAAATGTCTGACGAAGAAAAACCAAAAGAGGAACCAAAACAAGAAGATGAAAAATGGTCAAAGGAAAAGCAAAGGGCTGACCAAGCCGAATCTAATTTTCGCAAGAAGAATACAGAGAATGAGCAGCTTACCGCTCAACTTACTGAGAGTGGCGAAAAGTACGTGGCCTTGGAACAGAAACTTGCTGACCTTGCTGAGTCTAAAGACGTTCCCGTTGAAGACCTCCTTGACCCTGACCTTGTAGATGCCAAGACGATTAAAACCGTCAGTAAGATGATGGGGCGGATCAAGAAGCTGGAGCAGAGTAACGAGAAGTTACAGAAAACTGCTGACGGCTATCAGGAAAAAGAGGAAAAGAAACGGGCAAAGACCGAAAAAGATAAGACCATAGACGAAATTCTTGGAATGTGTGACGAAGAATTTGGTGCAAAGTACCGCAAGCCAGCAAAGAAAATGGCAGATAAACTTGTAGATGACGGCACAGAATCACAACCGAAGACGATAGTAAGTGCGTTGAAGTTGATGCGTAAGTGTTATGTCGAAGTTAAAGCCAAAGCGGAAAAAAAAGAAGAAAAAAAAGTTCAGACAGATAATGGTACCTCGTCATTCTCTTTGGATGCTTCGGTTCCTAAAACTGGCAGCCGAAGGGACATCCTGGCGAGTATGAGAAAAACAGGACTGAACTTATTTGGGAAGTCCTAAATTTAATTAAGGACTAAAAAAATGGCTTTGAACGATTTATCAAACGCCACCAGAGAACTGTTTCTACGTTCTAAGGTGGACGAAGTATATATGGCGACGCCTGTAGTCGAAGCGTTACAGAGTCGGAACCAGATTACCTACTCAGGTGGTAAGTATGTAGAGCGTCTGGTAGATACCGATGAAATCGACGATTTGATGCAGGAATACACGCCTAACACCGCGCTGACTGACGAAGCAAAGGACACGCTTGAGAAACCAAGGTTCCTCTGGAAGTATGCCCAGTTGCCTCTCAGGTATGGCCTTGAAGAGTATACACAGAATATCCTTGCAGGTACAGAAGAGCAGTTGCTTGACCTTGCAGACCAGTTGGTCTCTAAGGGCCATAATGCTACTCGCTTGTGGCTGAACAAGAAAATATTCAACGTAGGCTCTGAGACAGGCGTAGCAGACGGCGCAACACAGTTCCAGTCGTTAGTATCTGCACTTGACCATGATGTTACCTATGGTACACTGACAAGAAGTTGGTCGGGCGGAACAAATGACTGGTGGCAGGGTGCGGACCCGGCTGGCTTGAACGTCAATACGACCTCAAGCGCACAGGCGACCGCATATAATATTACAATATCAAACCTTCGTAAATGGATTACGGAAACCGACGTATCTCATCACATGAAGACTCCGAGAGACCTTTATATTTGTATGTGTCCTACTCTGTTCAATAAACTAAGAGCAGAGATGGAAGGTAAGGTTCAGTATCATCCAACTGGCGACAAGCAGAAACAAGGCTTTAACAAGATGGAACTCGACAAACATACAATCGTGAGCGTTCCTTATCTCCAGACTACTTCAACGATGAGAAACTGGGTATTTATCCTCAACCTCGAACATTGGGAACTCAGGTTCCATACTGCCAGAAACTTCAAGATGACAGACTTTGAATGGCAGGGCAAGAACTCTAACGGCTACGATATGTGGCTGTCAAGAATCCTGATCTCCGGTAACTTCATGTGCTGGAAACCCAACGGGAGTTTGTGGTTAAATAATGTTTCGTAATTGAAAAGGAAGGTTTATTTTTTAAGGATTAAATTATGGTAGCAGTAAGTACCAGAGACTTAGTATTACAAGATAAGTGGCCCGGCACTCCGAATCATAACCTCGGAATTCCCAAGGGCGGCTTTGACGCAACAAAGTGGACTGACTCCTCTACGGAGCAGTTTCCGGTCGGGACTAAAATCCAAGTCTATCAGGATTTCTCCGGCGTAACAGGTTATTACACAATGATGTATAGCAGGTACTATTGTCAGTCTGTAAACAATGGCACACCTATTGGTGTGGAAAAAGCAGATTTGTCTTTGCTGGGAATGGCTGTCTTTGGACACATGTGTAGTTCAACATGTCTTTCGGCGGATGGTACAAGCAATGCCTTCACTGTGTCTAATTTAGCGACATTAGGTGCGGGTATTCACGACGCTACTGTTACCGGCCAAATGGGTATTGCCTGCGGTACACTCTCTTACAGAGATGTGACTACTGATGGCGACAATCATGGCGGGTACGGTTTCTTCTGGATAGACGGTGTGTGTCCTATGGACTGTACTATGCTTAGTGGTGTTGCTCATGCAGGCGTTGATATGTCAACTGGCGGAAATGTTGCTGCTGGCGAACCTATTTATCCACAAGCAGACACAAGTGTTTTAGAGCTTGATGGCGCAGCCGATCTTTCCAATAACGTTTGCGGTTACTCATTTGCAACTGACGCGTAAGAAAGGAGTATTGTTATGGCAAATTTAAGCCTAAGAAAAATTATTTTAGCAGACAGATGGCCGGGTTATCCTAACCCCAATCTTGGCATACCTTCGGGTGGCTTTGATTCTACTTCTGCGGGACATTCGTGCGTAACCGCACCGAAGTATCCACCAATGACAAAGATTCAGGCGTTCCAGACTGGGGCGGATGCGTCATCTGTTCAAGGGCCATACACAATGATTTATCTGGCCTTTAATGAAATGTCCGGTTCGTTCCCGTTATCCAGTGCCGCAGACCAAAGTTCAGATGCAAGGCCGATTTGTGGTCACTTTGATTCTTCAGCATGGATTGACATTGGCCATTACTCCGAGGCTTCTGATTGTCCGTATATCGTGTCTAATACAAGTGCTTGTATGGATGCGACATCTACGGGCATGATTGCCATAGGGTGTAATCCCGGCGTAGATGTTGATGGAACTACCCTTGCGTATCAATGGAGTTGGTTCTGGTGTGGCGGCGTTTGTCCCCATGTAGACATCACTACATTGGACTTCGATCTGACTAATACTGCGACGGCATGGAACCATATACAACCTGTGGTAGATACAAGCCATCTTGTTCTCGGTGTTGGCGACGCATCGTTTGAAGGTATTTGTGGAATAGCAACTACGGTTTCGGCCTAAAGAAAGGAGTAAATTATGGCAGGTTATGATTTAGCGGCCCAGCATAGCGGGCAGATAACAGGTTTCGGTATGATTGAAGGTGGTTTCTTTGATTTTTCTGCTGGAAGTCTTACGGTAGATGTTCCTACGAGAATGTCGAATGCCTATTGTGGTTTTGGTATAACCAGAAACGATTTAGGTTCAAGTACAGACTTGATGGATAACCTTATAGCGACAACTGATGGCGATATTACTAATGGTAATATTACGTTCAGGCGACAGGGTTTACAGAAAGCAGATACAAGAGTCTATTACCTTTTAACAGGGTTCTAAGCGAAGAAGGCTTCTTCTTCCTTTTCAAGCTGGCAGTCTCCTTCGCGGGGGGCTGTCAGTGATTGGGGCAAAATATGATAAGTTCAGCAATAACAGATGAAATACAAGCGTTGTGTGGACGCACTAATGATGCGGTTCTTATTACGGATGCGCGTTGTGCGCGATGGCAAAACGAAGCCCAGAGGATAATAGCCGAAAAAGTTCCCGGCTTACATGAACTTACGTTCAAGAACACAACGTCTCTGGATACGACAGTTCAGTTAAGGTGGCCTTTGGCCGAGATCACGTCAGGATTATCCGATGTAACTACATCCAACAGGACTGCTCATGTATTCGATATATTTTATCTTGACGGTAATTTGACGCGGAAGTTGACTTATCTTCCGATTGACGAATTTGATAATCAGTATCCCGACCCGACCCATACCGATATACCGCATATTCAACCTAACGCGTGGACTCGTCGGGGGAATTACGCTGAGGTCATGCCGCTGTGTCTGACGGAATATTGCGACAAGGACTTTAGATTCGATATAGGTGTTTACCCGATTGATATAACGGATGCCCTTAGTTCAAGCCTGAACGACGCTGACGAAGGACTTATAGACTACGGTGTGTGGCAGGCTTTCGTTGCGATAGGTGCAGAAAAAGCTACTGACGCAGCGATATGGCGAGCAAAGTTCTTTGAATGGTTTGAAGAGTACAAAAGCCAAAATGATACTATGCACGAATGGTCAGGGAACTGGTATGAATAAAGAATTCCAATGTAGCGGTTATTGTCCGATACAGACATTGAAGGGGTGTTGCTCGCCTTGCGCAAGAAAGTTTGGTTCGTACATAACCGAAGACAATAAACATCTGTGGTCAGACAAGGATGGATTTTGGGTGCATGGCGGATGCGCCTTGGGTGAACAGAGGCCGCGAGAATGCAAAGTATATAATTGCCATGACCACGAATGGGCGGTTATAAAAAAATGGATTGATAATGACTGGAAAAATGTTGACCTTAAAGAAATACCGCGAGGGTGTACGGTTGCGGGAACAGTAAGGATAGGAGCAGATGGAAATAATAGCTGAAATAGGTGCGAGTCATAATCAGGATTACCAGACGGCTCTGGATTTGGTATTTGCCGCTCAGGAAGCAGGCGCAGACACTATCAAGGTCCAGATGTTCACTCCTGACCAGATGGCGTTGGAAAGCGGTAAGATAATCAAGGATGGTCCGTGGGCAGGACACACATTGTATGAACTGTATGAAAAAGCCGCAATGCCCTTAGAGTTTGTGCCTAAACTAAAGAAACTGTGTCAACAGTTAGAGATGGGATTCATCGCTACGGTGTACCATCCTGACATGGTAAAGACCGCAGAAGAGATGGGAATAGAGCGATATAAGATTTCGTCCTTTGAATTACCGTGGCTGGAGTTAATTGAAACTGTAGCCAAGACCAAGAAACCGATACTGATGTCGGTAGGTATGGCAGAATACAAAGAGATCGAAACGGCTATAACGACAGCCAAGAAGTACACAAAGGACATAACTCTGTTGTGGTGTGTCAGTGAGTATCCCGCTGACCCTGCCAAGATGAATTTAAGAACTATGGCGAAGTTGAGAAAGTTCAACTGTAAGGTCGGCATGAGCGACCATTCATCCGGTTATGTAGTTCCGGTCGTCGCTATGACGTTAGGCGCAACAGTATTAGAGAAGCACATCAAAGTGAACGGTGGACTGGACGAGAGTTTCGCTCTTACGCCGGTCCAGTTTGCAGCGATGACAGAGATAGTAAGAGCCGCCGAGAAGAGTATTGGTAAGGTCCAATACGGCGGTAAGAAAAGGTTTAGAAGAAAGGAAATTGAAGGGAAATGGATGCGAGCCTGTTAGGAAAAACAGTGTTAGTGACTGGCGGTACCGGGTCACTTGGTAAAAAGTTAATAAAGAGAATACTCGAAAGTAAGCCTGAAAAGGTTATCGTTTTCAGTAGGGACGAGTTCAAACAGTCAGAAATGGCAAAGGACTTTCCCGAACCGAGATACTTTTTAGGCGACGTTAGGGACGAACAAAGGTTAATGCAGGTTATGTCTGGTGTGGATTATGTTGTTCACGCCGCCGCGTTAAAGCAAGTTCCTGCTTTAGAGTATAACCCCGAAGAAGCAATAAAGACTAATGTACAGGGAAGCATGAATGTTATTAGTGCGTGTAACGCCAATGGGGTCGAAAAATGCGTGTTTGTTTCGACTGACAAGGCGGTTAATCCTGTCAATCTTTATGGGGCTACGAAGCTGTGCGCAGAGAAATTGTTTCTCGCTGCAAACGCTTATAACAAAACCGAATTTGTAGTTACTCGGTATGGAAATGTTATAGGTTCGCGTGGCTCTGTAATACCGCTCTTTTACAAGTTAAGAAAGCAGGGAATTAAAAAGGTTCCAATTACTTCCCCTGACATGACAAGGTTCTGGATAACGCTTGAAGAGGCGGTAAACCTTGTAATGTTGGGTTTGAATACGGCTAAGGGTGGCTGGATATTGGTCCCTCGCGCACCGGCTATGAAGATAACCGATGTAGCGAGGGCCATTATTCCCGACTGTGAGTTTGAGGTTATCGGTGTAAGGCCGGGCGAGAAGATACACGAATCATTAGTTTCGGAAGACGGCGAGAAAGTGTCTATGGTTACTTTGGATTGTACTGCCCATTATCCGTGGGATAAACCTTACTCTTCGGATAAGGCTAAACGAATGGATGAAGAAGTATTTATTGGAAAGGTGGAGCAATGCTTGAACGATTAGTAGTAGGAACAGCGAACTGGGGCCGTGAATATAACGGCCATTGTGTAGACGAAACCCAACAGCAACTCATCATGGAATACATGAAAGATGTTGGTATCGAATGGCTGGATGTTGCCACGGCTTATGGGACAGGGCATATTGGATTAAGGCAATTCAATAGAATATACAAAAGCAGTAAGCCGGGTTTCTTTGTCCACGGCCAAGACATATTACTTGCTCATAAATTTGGAGATTACCGAAAAGTCACCCACGAAGGGTTGTCGATACAAAAAGAGGCTGGAGAAATAATCCCAACGTCGGCACGCTATGTGGAATTGCCCTACTCTATTATGAACAAAAAATTGTTGCATTTTAACATCGAGCCAGAACCACCAAGAATCATCGCCCGTTCCATCTTCTGTAAAGGTAAAGCCCTGAAATACTTCAGTCCAAGAGAATGTATAGATTTCGTCCTGATGAACCCACGGATAGATAAGGTAATAATCGGCGTTGATTCAGTTGACCAGTTAAGAGATAACGTAGCCCATCTCGTAAAGATGGAAAAGTTTGAACATAACGAAGAAGTTGATACAAGGAAATTTTAGAAAGGAAGAACATGGATTGGAACAAAACATTAAAGTACATTCCCGACGGAGTGCAGACGTTAAGTAAAATGCCGAGTAAGCATGTCAACAGGGTTTACCCTAAGTATATCGACAGAGCCGAAGGTGCTTATGTATGGTCAGGTGATAAGAAGTACATAGACTATCCATTAGGTTTAGGCCCGATAATCTTAGGTCATGCCCATGAATATGTGAACAGAGCGATAAGCAACCAACTGCCAAAGGGCTTGTGTTTCTCGCTACCGTCACCACTTGAAACGGAACTTGCGATAAAGATATGCGATATTATCCCAAGTGCCGAAAAGGTGAGGTTCGTAAAGACTGGTTCCGAAGCGACAAGTGCAGCGGTTAAGATCGCAAGGGCGTACACCAAGAGAACAAAAGTTCTGTGTTGCGGTTATCACGGCTGGCATGACTGGTTCGCAATAGTCAACGACAAGAAAGACGGTATACCCGATGCCCTTACAAAGTCGATAGAGAAGTTTACTTACAACGACATTAACGACTTCACAGCCAAGATGGGTACAAAAAACGAGTGCAAGATCGCTGCTGTTATCATGGAACCGTATATCCTTGATGAACCTGACAAGAACTTCCTTGAGGACATTCGCCGGATATGTTCAGAGAATGGAACGGTACTTATCTTTGATGAAGTTGTAACGGGTTTCCGCACTAAGAAGTTTAGCGCACAAGCCTACTACGGCGTAACACCTGACTTGACGTGTTTAGGCAAGGCGATGGCAAACGGTATGCCTATCAGTTGTGTCTGCGGCAAAAAGGATATGATGGACGTATTACAGGGCGACTGCTTTGTATCGTCTACCTTTGGTGCTGAGTTAGCTTCAATCACAGCTGCTATAGCAACCATTGAGTATATGCAAACCCATAATGTAATTGACCAGATATGGAAGATGGGCGACCGTCTCAAGGGTTTGTTTAAGACGATTACTGATGGCATGGGATTGAGCGACGAAGTGTACCTGAAGGGCCTTGCACCCAGAACTTACTTCATATTCCCCACACCGGAGCATAAAGCCTTGTTCTGGCAGGAATGTCTGTATCGTGGCGTACTTCTCGGTTATGCACAGTTTATATCATATTCTCACACGTTGGGAGTGATAGATGAAACTATCGGCGCAATGAGAGCGGCTATGAAAATAGTACGAAAGTATTGGGATAATCCGATGGACGCCTTGAAAGGCGATGTACCCGAAGAAACCTTTAGATTGCCGGAGAATAAAAATGAAGCTGGAAGCACTGAACCTGACAGACCTACAGACGATAAGACTGTGGAGAAACCAAAACCTGCAAGCGTTAAGAACGCCACACCCCCTGACGGAAGTAGACCAATCAAGGTTCCTAAAAAATCTTGATACGAATAAGCACAGGTATTGGTTGATTAAAGAGTATGACTATTGTTGTACGAATAACATTGATATTCTTATGGGTATGGGCGGTATCACTAATATCCAGTGGGAGAACAAGTTGGGAGAGATTAGCCTTATAATCAACCCAACATTACAGGGAAAGGGTTATGGTATAGAGGCTGTTGACATGCTGTTGCACGAAGCATTTGACAATCTCGGCCTCAAGACAGTTTTCGGCGAATGCTATTACTGTAACGAAGCAGTAGAGTTTTGGTTAAAGATAGCAGATAAGTATAAGGGTTCAACAGCCGTATTACCGAACAGGAAGTTATGGCAAGGAAAATTTTATGACAGTCTCTATTTCTCAATTGACGCCGCTTTATTCGCCGCTGGACAGGGAGTACAACCAAGCGATGAGCGGACCGTATGAACCTCATGGCCATGCGGCACTAAAAGACGGCAAGATAACAGGCTACTGGCGACCTATGGTTTACCACGGCCCTGATCCGATGGCGTATGTAATGCGACTATGGAGTATGTCTCAGGACATATATTACATGGACTTTCTTATGGACGGTCTTTCGCCTATCAGCAGGTTCCTATCGGCCAGAGGCCATAAGGCTACGCCGTACTATACGCAGGTTATCGACTTGACCTTACCGACTGAAAAGCTACGCAGAGGACTTCGTAAGAGTTACAAGTCGCTTGTGAATAAAGACATCATGGTAAATACAATGTTCGATACAGGTGCTTACCAGAGTTTACATGAGTCGATTAGAGGTGTTACCCGACCACAAGAGACGTGGGATATTCAAAACCGTATGATATGGCAGAGACAGGCATTCTGTTTGACACAGACTCATTTTCTACATCCTCATAACCCGTTACCGTCTAATGTCGTAACTGACGCAGGATTGATAGTGTACTACAATAAAGACGCCGCCTATTATGCTTCAGGTTGTTCTACGGTAGACAGTCATGCTCTTATGTGGGAAGCGATACTCAAAGCTAAGAGAATAGGCTGTAAGCGATTCGAGATGGGCGAGCAGGTATACGGAGATGATAAGCTGGCTAACATAAGTAAATTCAAACGTGGTTTTGGCGGAAGAACTGAAGTGAGACTAATTTTAAGAAAGGAAGAATAAATGAAGGTACTGATTTTATCAGCAAGTCCCCACAGGGACGAAGTGGTTGACAACCTAATCAAAGAAGAATTGGAACTGTTAGGTAACAAGGTCAAAGTTGTGCCGTGCCTAAGGCAAGGTCGTGACGCTATTCTTAGTTACAAGCCGAACGTAGTGGTATTCCCACCTATAAGGAACCCTTACTCAAGGGATTTAGCGGAAACATGTAGAGACTTTGGTATAGGTATCGTTTCTCGTCACACCGAAGCGAGCTGCGACTGGAAGGATTTCAAGGAAGGCGACGAAGCTACCAAACAGAATATTCTCGGTCGGTGGCGATATGACATTGACAAGGAACTTGTCTGGGGCGATGACGAGGCTCAAATACTTGAAAGACGAAAATCAGGTTTCCCGGCAATAGCCGTTGGCGCTTTTGGGTTAGACATCTACAAACAGAAAGGATTCAGGAGCAAGTTCACGTCTAAGAAAGACTTCTGTAAGAAATGGGGCTTTGACCCGAAAAAGAAAATCCTGACAATATCCTCGCCGTGGGGGTTCTGTGATTCCGCCCCTGATCTGAGTATTGACGAAATGGTGAATGTCCAAAAAGAAGTTGAGGGCAGGAATAAGTATTTAGCTATGATCGGCGGACTCAAACAAAGGTTGGGATGTAATATCTTAGTTACGCTTCATCCAGGCGTTTTGGTTGAACCTTACAAACAAGCTCTTGCCCAGATGAAAATACCGCTTGATACGGAATCGACTGCAACGGACATCTTAGTGAACACAGATATTCTGGTTCATTCCGGTTCTACGATGGGCATGGAAATGCACTGCATGAATAAACCGGCGTTTCAGTATTGCGATGTTAATGAGAAGTATTCTTGTGGATGGTGGATTAAATCGGGCAGTGCATTGAGTCGTGTATCTCCTATGTTTGAAGACTTGAACGAACTGGCCACTGCGATAACAAAAGCAGATAAGTCCAACGCCGACAAGAAAGCCATCAAGGAATTAGAGACGGGCCGATACGGTAAAATGGACGGCAATGCTTTCAAACGTGCTGCTAAGGAAATAAACGGAGTCAAGGGCAAGTTCAAGTATTGCTGGCCGAGGGCGCATTTGGATTACGACACATTGAATGTAGTTAAAGACCAAACCAAAATCTTGACTGAAGGTTTCTGTGGTATCTGCAAGAGAAAGTTCTCAATGGTCAACCAGGAATATCTGAAAAATATCTGTATTGCAGCAAAAGGAAATGTCCAGATATTGGAAGCTATGAGCAAACAAACATACTGCCCGCATTGTGCGGCAAGGTTCTTTCCAAAGGGGTCAATGTGATACTTGGAGTAGTAAATGCAAGATTGGGCAGTAGGCGATTACCGGCTAAGTCTGTTCTTCCAATGGGCAGCACTACAATGGTCGGATATGTCCTTTGTACTATGGAAGAAAGTGACGTTGACCAAGCGATAGTCTGTACGCCGGACGATGATTTGACAAGGTTTGTGTGTGGAACCGCTATTGTATGGCCGGGCGAAAGAGACTTGACCGGCGAACTAAGGAACGCAGCTAAGATATGTGATGCTGACCATATCGTGAGGGTTACAGCAGATTGTCCGTTTGTTACATCGACGATTATAAACCATGTAATAAAGGAACATCTGGAGTCCGGTGCCGAGTACACATATAACCATCACGATTCCCTGCCTTCTTCGACAAAGGAAGGAATAGACGTAGAAGTAGTTACTGTTCAGGCGTTAGAAAAGATGAGAGGAAAAGAACATTTGTATAACGGTGAAGATTTAAGGATTCATCGAGTTGATATGGAAGAAGAAAGAGAGGTGTTTAGTGTTAATACTTTAGAAGAATATTTGAAAGCATTTAAGGAGTTATAATATGGGCGTACACGCAAGTGGCGATGGAGCAGCTTGGGATTCATTAGAAGCCCTTGACGTTGACCAGCCACACGGATTAGATTATAGAGAGCAACAACATGTGGCCAAGGCTGTGCGAAAAAGACTTGACCAAGAACATTCCACCTTCGCTGACGCTACTGTTGGGGGCATACATACTCCGGGTGGTTCTGCTGTTCTGGGCGTGGACTATACCGACGACTGTACTGTTACTGTTGTTGCGGATGGTACTTATCGTGCCAGAGGGTTGATATGGGCATATAGCGACACAAGTAATTGGGGTGTCCTGTTCTGTAATACTTCAGCCGCAGGGACAAGCACTTGTGGCGACTTTACAGTTCTTAAAATGCACCCTGACTTACAGTGGGGCGGGCGAGATGTTACTTGGCAGGGCGGCCATCAGTTTGATGCCACATTAAGTGTGGTTGGCGATGTTAGTTTTGACGCAAATATGGCCATCGGTGGTGACCTTACCGTTGACGGTGCGTTTGCTCTTGGAGGCAATGCAAAGATTGTTGGTGACTGTTCTGTTGACAGTACCTTTACTGTGGGCGGCGACGCCGCTTTCCATGCTGATATATCTATAGACGGCACTACAGTTGTTGGTGATACGGTAATTACAGGCGAAGCTACACTTACCTTTGATGGTGTAGTGGGCGACAGTACATCTATTGTATCAGTTAATATGTTCGGCGACTGGTCAGAGAGAACATCAGATGGCACTTTAGGGCACGACGTAACTTGGACTGCTGTGACAGATGGAATGGTAACAACTTACGCATTAAAGACGGCTACTGCCCTCAAATTGGTTGGCAAGACCCCAGTAGCTACGGCAAGGGTGAGCATAGAGGGCGGAAGCGGCAAAAGGACTGGCCTTTCTTTTCCTGTTAAGGCCGGAGATACATGGTGTGTCAGTAGTGATAATACGGCTTGGACTTCTGGTAAAGTTTATTGGCTTCCTTTCGGAGATAATACCCAGTAATGCCTTCAATTTTAGTACAAAAACTTGATCTTGGTCTTGACGCTATGGTGTCTAATAATATGATAGACCCACGAGGTGCGTCTTACGGCACACAGAATATCCTATACGAACACGGTATAATGACTACGCCTTATGGTTTTGCTAAGGTAGACCTTACTACTACAGGCTTGAATTCCGGCGATACTGTTCTATCGGTAATCCCATACACAGAGTCCGACAGAACCGCTCACACCCTTGCGGTAACTACGGAAAAGATATATCTCCATAATCGTGTAGCAGAGACGTGGGACGACAAGACCGGCACAGTGGCAAACTCGGATATATTCCATCCTGTCAGTTATGTTCCGATAGCACATAATGACACCGATATATACCTGAATGATAATGCCGCCCAGAGCGTTGAGTATTACCATCTGATTGTGTGTGATGGTGGCATGAGTAATATCCAGAGATGGGCGGGTAAATACGAAACCACATTCCATGATGTTGTAGGTGGCGGTGGGTATCACGACGGTTCTACTCATAGAGCATTACAGGTGGGTGCGTACAAGAACAGACTTATTGAGATAAGCCCACTCACTTACTCGTCTTCGTCTAAGGCATGGTCCACTAATAAACAGAGAGTTCAATGGCCGGTAATTTCCAAACTCCAGACATGGACAGGCACAGGTTCAGGTTTTGTTGACCTTGTAGATACTGGAGGAGAGAATATCTGGTCTGCACCAATGGGCGGGTTATATATCATATATCAGAACAACTCTATCTGGGACTTAGGTTATGTTGGTGGCACCACAGTCTTTTCGCCACGCCCCGTAATACCCGACCTTGGCCTGCTTGCCCCTCATCTACTTACTGTCAAGGGTAACACCCATTACTTTGTAGGCAGTGACTATAATGTATATGCTTATTACGGTGGTACGTCAATACAGATGATAGGCGATAAGATACATAAGTTCTTACAGGACGACCTTGACCCTATATACGAAGCGAGATGCTGGATGGCATTTGGCGAAGAGAACAGGTATCTTTATATTTTCATCGTACCTAACGCTTCTGAATTTATCACTAAAGCATACATAATGAATATGGCTACGGGTGCATGGTCGGTTCGTGACTTCTCTAATACTTTTGGTTCTGCTGATGGGATAACCGCTGTATCTCTGGCGGGTTCGCAGACATATACCACCGGCGACACATATCAGGACGCTCTTAACACACTAAGTCCTTACGACGCTGGTTTTGTGGACACATCAACTGCTGGCGATGTAACTATAAGGTATGGTGACGTTTTATGTGAGAATACCGCTAATGCTATAGACTGGTCAACTATGTCGGCAACGGCAGATTATGACTTTAGCTGGAAAGCAGGCGAAGTTGATTTAAGTGAAGGTGGGTTACTGCTCTGTTTTAGTTATTCCAATGACCCCACTAAGTTGATAGACTGCACAAGACACATGGACGGAACTACATGGTCAGGACTTATTCTTAAAATAGATGATGGCTCTGATACAGGTGATATGCCTCATGGAACTCATTATTATCAGTTGACTGACGTTTGTTCTTTGAAAGATGGAGCAACTACCGATTATTCTGTTACTGTTTACGTTGCGCCAAGAGACTCTACTCGAAGTCCCGACTCTACCGGAACAGGAATAGCCGACCTATCCTCGGACACTCCCGTATTCGCAGGTGACACGACAGGAAATTTATTCTGCCCATCGGGTTCTACCTATAACGACGAATTAAATGAAGTGCAGGTGGCAGAGCGAATCCTTTTAGGTGACGCCACAGGATTTGTGTATCAATTAGATGAAACGTACACTACAGAGGATGGGAACAATATAGCATGTAGGCACTTATCTCCGGTGATAGATATGGGTGAACCCGGCAATTATGCAAGATGGAATAAAATATCGTACACCGCTAAAGAGAAAACTTCAGGTAACGGTGGCGTAAAGACAAGATTTAGAACAGCAAGTTTCGATACATCGGAAACAGGATGGGTTGACCTAACCCAAACCCTGACGAGTGACTGGGAAAAATATGATACATATATGAACCGTAGTTCTAAACGGGTTCAGATATGTTGGGATAGCGTGGCGGGTTCGGACTTTGAAATAAGAGAGGCGGAACTTCATTATGACCCGGAGGGTAACAGGTAATGGAAATACACCAAGACGTACCTCCGCTTCAGACAGAAGGACTGCAAGGCGAAGATGCTATAAGGACAATAGCTGTATTCACCGAGACGGAGATTACTCGTATGCAGAAAGAGATATTTGCATTGAGGCAGTTTCTTGAGCCGGCTGTGAAAAATAATGACAATACACCTAATCAGGAGTTTAATCCATTGGAGTAAAATGGTTAAAATATATACAGGGGAAGCAGAAGATTTACGGCACATTGCCGAAGCGTGGCAGAACGAACATAATGAATATGGATTTGAGATGTTAATAGACAAACACTTGGAAGACTTACAAGACATGATAGATTCAGACGGAAAAGATTTGTTGGTTTTAGGAAATCCGCCAGCGGGGTACATGGGTTTAACGACTTTCATTAACCCACTTGGCACAGAACTGTTTGCCAACGAGCATTATTGGTATATCGTTCCTGAAAAGAGAAGTGGCATTGGTGCCCTTAGATTGCTAAGGGCGGCTCAGTATTGGGCTGTTAGTAAAGGATGTAAGTGTCTTTTAATGACAGCAAGTAAATTGGCCAGCGACATGCACGATAGCGTGTGCAGACTATATGAGAAAACTGGCTTTGAACACTTTGAAACAACATATATTAAAAGGATAGAATAATGGGATGCTTTAGCGGCTCATCACAAAAATCGTCGGGCACAAGTAAGACTCGTACCCAAACAGGTGCAATAGACAAGGGGGTAGAGACATATAGCCCGTATTTAGGCAAAGGTATGGATGTTTATGGCGGACAAAGGGTTGCTCCACTTACGGGTGCACAACAGAATGTCTTCGGCCAGTTGCCAGAGTTTGCTAATTACTTCGGTGACTATGCCGGCGGTGGACCGTTGCAGAAAGACCTTGAAACAACGTCTGGCAAACTGTTAAGAGGCGAGATGGGCGCACAGCCGATTACTCCTGAAGACGAACAGGCTTATTTCGGTCGTGCAGTTCGTGACCCCCGCATGAAAGAGTTCCAGCAAGAGGAACTTCCGGGCATACGAGAAGAGTTCGCAGGTCCGGGTTATTGGGGCAGTGCAAGAGCGGGTGAAGTTGCTGAGGCTTACGGTGACGTAGGTGACTGGCTGGGTACAGAGCGGGCAGGATTAGCTTGGGACGTACAAGGCAGGAACCAAGCACTTGAAGAGGCTAAAGCAGGAAGAGCGTTGGGTGCAATAGGCCCGTCAATGGCTGTTCAGGATGCGCCATTAGGCCGAACAAGAGACGCTCTTGCTGGTATGGCCGGTACGTTAGGCTTGGCTGGTGCAGAACAAGACCAGTACCAGAGAGAGATAGCCGCCGACATGCAAGTATTTGCAGAGAAACATGCAATAACAGACCCGCAGGTATTAAACGCACTTGCAATGTTATTGGGACAGAGCGTAAATGTGTCACAGAGCAGTTCGGCAGGGCCGGGGTTGGGTTATGCTTTGGCGACCGGGTAATAAGTTAAAAGAAAGGTATAAAGATGGGTCTTTTAGAAGGTATTGCTGACTTGGCTGGTGGAGCGATTGATCTTGGTGGCAAGGTTCTTGGTGGCACAAGGGTTGGGTCGCGTATCGCGGCCAATGAAAGAAATAAAAAGAAAGATGAATTGGCAGAGATGGAACAAGCATCACAGAGTTATCAGCGACTTGAGCAATTACCACCAGAGCAACAGGAAGGAATGAAGAAAGAGTTGGACCGATTCTGGACAGGCAGGGGGCTTTCTCAAGAAAACCTGTCTGCGGCCAGCCAAACTTTTCTGAGTGGTGGTGCCTTTGGCGGGATACCGGCTGGACACGAGGAGGTAGGTCGCAACATCAACGCAGAGGGCAAAACAACTTCGGTACGAACTAAGCCTATTGACCCGAACAGGGACATAACTAACCTCCAAATACTTGACGAGAATATTACCGCTGCCGAAGACGACCCTGAAATGAAACAGGCGTTCATCGAGAAACGTAAACAGAATCCGTTGTACCAGAAAATGCAAACATCGAGATTGCCCCAGAACATCAGCGATTACTTCAAGAAAGCCAAGCAGACCAAGCGTAGAAAAAAGGGCAAGCTCGGCACTTTCGATGATGTCTATGATTATGATGAGGCCAAGAACTATCTTGAATCAGAGTATTCGTTCATCCCCAAAGATGTTCTTACTGCGGCACTTAATAAGCATTGGGATGTAGAGGCTGGCAAAGAATCAGGCAAATGGCGCAAGTACGGTCCTCGCCTTGACACCAAACCTGAAGCAGAGGCTAAGGGTAAAGCGACGGTTGATAACGTAGGTACAATGCGGGTAATTACCCCAGAGGGTGTCAAGGGTACAATCCCTGTATCTGAATGGGAATCGTATAAAGCACAAGGATACAAGAAAATATAATGCCATTTGTAGAAGATAAGACATCCAGTTTCGTGCCGGATACAGAATCTTTCGTACCTGACGAACCCAAAGCAGGCAAGGTAAAGTCGAACTTCTTTAAAGGTCTGGTCGAGGGCTTTACTGGCGGTAGCTTGAATGTCGCATCGGGACTTACCGGAACACTTGGCGAAACGCTAAAACCGCCCAAAAAACTGGATTTGTCAAGTCCTTACAGTGTTGCATCAAGTCAAGTCCTAATGAAGTCGGATGACCTAAAACAACTAAGCGGTAAAGTAAATGCGTTTGCTAATGAGTTATACCAAGCAGGCGAACAGTACGCACCGACAAAGGGTGCAGGAGTGGGTGATTTTGTCGGCAGAGCGATAGGCCAAGCTGTCCCGTACATGACTGCCTCGGTAGGGGCCACCCTTGCAACAGGAACTCCTGCGGCGGCATTTGGTGTAGCCTTTGCAGTTGAGGGCGACAATGCCTATAGGGAAGCTATAAGAAACGGAGCTACTGAGGACGAGGCCAATACAGAGCGTATCATTGTCGGTAGTATCAATGGCGCGATAGAACAGTTGCAGGTCGGTGGTATTCTCAAGTTCGGCAAGAAAATCAAGGAACCGGCGAAAGTACTTATCAAAGCAGCAAAAGACAAAGCCTTGAAAAGAATTGCTAAAGCTGGCGGCAAACTGACGATAGAAACTCTGAAGCACGCCGCACAAGAGGGGCTTGAAGAGGCTATGCAGGAGAACGTAAGTATGTTCGTACCTGCTATTCACGGCAGAGATGTACCGACTGGAGAGGAGGCATTGGCCAGAACCGGACAGGCGGCATTAGGCGGTGCGGTAGTAGGTGGTATCCTTGGTGGTGCAGGTGCCATCAGAGGCACTGAGGCCGCCGTACAGCCCACAAAAGAGGTAGAGGCTGTTACACCTCCCATAAAAGAAGTCGCCCCACAGAAGCCCACAGAGGCCGTAGAGGAACTTGAGATAAGGCCGGAAGCGGTTGAAGCATTTCAGGGAATAGACTTGTCTGACAAAGAACTTATGCTGGAGCAACTACATAAAGAAGATTTAGATGCTGGATTGGCCTCGACCCCTACTTTACTTCGTGGATATAGGGAATTTAAGGCAAGCCTTACTCCGGCGGAAGCAGAAGAATTCAGTTCGGTATTGGGGGTGATTGACCACAGAATAGCTCGTGATTTAGCCCAACCCACCCCTACAGCAGAGCCACCGCAGCTCGTACCAGAACCAATAGCGGCACAGCAATCGCATAAGGTAGCACAGACTACGCCTGTTGGCGAAGAAGTAACGCCTACCGTAGAGCCGTCAGTACAAAAGAATATGCCCCTGAAAGCTAAGATGGCACCGATAAGGCTGGTGTCAGATTCTAAGGATACCTCTGCTTTATTAGACACGTTCTATGCGGAGCGTAATGACAAAGAAACGGCTACGGACATATCTACCCGAAACCACCAAGCCAATCTCAAACAACTTTCAGGTACAAAGAAATACGGTGTCGTCGCTAAAGGATGGGACGCGGCAATGCAGGTTTACATTGACCTCCAGAACAACCCCGACCAGATGCAGTATTATGATAAACTTAGTGCGACACAGAAGAAAATAGTTGACCAAGCCCAAAATCTACCTGCTGACGTTAAAGCTCTTGCCGACCAGATAATAGCGGAAAACAAAACATTCGGCCAGATGGCGGTTGACCAAGAAGTTATACATAACGCCAAGGACAATTACTCTGCACGGTTATGGATGAAAGAACCACAGAAACGGGGACTCTTTAAGAAGTTCGGCACTACTACCCCACGCGCCAAGGCAAGAACTTTAGAGGGTATACTCCACGGTTGGTCGATAGGCAAAACCCTACAAGTTACAGGTGCAACTAACGCCCAGAACGTAGCACATAAGCAAGTAACTCAGGCGATAGTTGACAAACAGGTAATGAAACTTGGTAAAGATTGGGGTTTAATCAGTCCGAAACAACACAAAGACTGGCGCAGAGTAGAACATCCTAACTTCACGTCTTGGAAGTACGCAGGTAAGGCAACAAAGGGCGAAGCCTACGGCCAGAATTTCTTTGTGGCCGACAATGGCACTCTTATGGAAAGAGTGGGTATGTACGCCGAACCGACGTTAGCAAAGAAGCTGAATACGGTCCTGTCCAGTTCGTCGCTATACAATGTGCCCGGCGTGGCGTGGCTCACTAAATGGAACTCGATAATCAAACAGAATATCTTAATGACATCATTCTTCCATCATCAAGCATATTTACGGTCTTACGTTGGCGGGGCAAAGACAGGGATAAAGAATATCGGACCAACCAAAGCATACAAAGCCGGTGGCGAAGCTATAAGGAACTATCTACCTGAAGTGCAACAGCTTGTCAGGGGTGGACTAACGATTGGTAAAGTGCAGGACTGGGACGAATCCATGCTCCAAAGAGAGAATACAGTATGGAGCAGGGTGGCAAGAAAGTTTAAGGCGGGAGAGAAAGGTGCAAAAGCAATACAGAAACTTCGTGAGCAACAGACAGACTTCCTGTTCAAGAAGTTAGGGCCTCAGCTTAAAGTGCAAGCTGCTCTGCTGGAGTACAGGCACCAACTCAAAAAGAATAATGCCAAATTAGAAAGTGGTGAAAAAACCCAACACGACATTGCCAAGGATGTGGCTGGGTTTATAAACGCCGACTTCGGTGGAATGAACTTAATGAGGATGGAACGCAACCAGACAGCACAGCACATATTCAGGTTGATCGCCCTTGCCCCTGACTGGACAGAATCCAATATACAAACAATGGTGCGAGCTTTTAAGGGCGGCAACGAGGGTGCTATGTACCGTGCGTTCTGGGGCAGGATAGCACTGAAGTTAGGCGGAGCAACTGTTGTATTCAATTACCTGATGGCCGCATTTGACGACGACGATTTCGTGGAGAGATATAAAAAGGCGTGGGACGCCGGATGGTTAAGATGGTTGGACGTTGACATAACCCCGCTCTATAAGGCTATGGGTGGTACAGGCAAGAGGAAATACTTCTCTATCCTTGGCCATTTCAAAGACCCTATTAAATTTATCGTCCATCCAATCAGGTCGGCCAAACACAAATCAAGTGTATTTGCACGGATGATTCTTTCTGACCTGCCAACCGGAGAAGATTGGCGAGGGCGAGAGTTTACTTCGTTCAGTGAACTAATTGGAATGGACGATAAAGGCGAGTATAAAACTACTCGAAAAGGCAAGTACAAGAAAGGCGACCCCAAAGGCGGCAAATTAAAAGGCAGTTTAACGAAGTTTTCTATTGGCGGTGGTGGTCCTGTTGAGTACGGACAAGTTCCCTCGTATCTCTTGTATGAACTACGAAGTGCCCAGCCGATACAAGTGCAGAACGCCCTTGCGTTTCTTGCAGGCGAGATTGATGGTTTCGATGCAATATCTAAGAGCCTTGGCTTAATGACAGGTTCGACCAGAGAAGAAGAAAAGAAGAAAAAATACAAGGCACTGAAATGAATACCTCCAGTATAAACTGGATAGACGAGAATCTTAAAATCATCAATAAGAACGGTGAGTTGGTATCGTTATGCCCTAACGATGGGCAGTTGATGTTGGCGGGTATCATTCAGAAACAACGAGCCGCTGGGTTCCCTGTCCGTATACTACTCTTGAAACCTCGTCAGGTCGGGTGGTCAACGTGGTCAGAAGCGGAAGCGTTCTATGAAATAAACTCCCGTTCTAACTGGACTGCGCTCTGTGTATCGGCTGATACCGAGAGTACGGATATGGTATTTAATATGACCCGCACGTTCCAGTCTCATCTTCCTGTAGAATGTAGACGACCTACAAAGGCAAGTAATAGAAAAGAGATACGGTACCGCGCACCCCACGGTTCCAAGTTCCTAACGCAAACAGCAGGCAAGGACGTACTTGGCCGTGGTGGTACCATACATTTCTTTCACGGTTCGGAAGTAGCGTTCTGGCCGAAAGCTAAAGAGGGTCTTGCTGCTGTCTTACAGATGGTACCTAAGAACCCCGATACCATAGTGATATTAGAAACTACTGCTAACGGTGTCGGTGGTGCTTTCTATGATATGTACTGGCAAGCGGTTGACAGACAGAAAAGCGGTGATAGCCTTGAAGGGTACCTGCCGATATTCTTTCCGTGGCACAAGTTTCTTGAATATACTACAGAACCACCAGAAGGATTCGTTGCTGATGAGGACGAAAGAATAGTCCAGAAAGAATGCGATCTTACAAACGCACAGGTGTACTGGCGAAGACTAAAGATTCAGGAGTTAGGTGGCGATGAGGCATTGTTCAGACAGGAATATCCCGCTACAGCGATGGAGGCATTCCAGACTTCAGGTAATCCGGTATTCTTGCAGTCGATGATAAACCACCAGAAACAGTTCGTCCGCGAACCGAGAAGATGTATTTTAACTCAAGACAATATCGAGGACGTACAGAGGACATTCAACTGCTGGAAGATACGTCAGATGCCCTGCGATAACCACGAATACGCTATGGGTATAGATACTATGGAAGCAAGGCTTTCGGATGTGAACGACCCCAAGAGTAATCTCGACGCTGACGGGATAGCGATATTCGACCGCAACGCAGGTGAGTATGTGGCTATCTATCAAGGTAGGGGCGACCAAGTTGACCTTGCTTGGCAAGCGTATTACGCAGCGAAACTCTATAATGATGCCTTCATAGCACCTGAAATACCTAATAGTATGACCCTGCTCAATATATTCAAAGAAAAGGGTTACGCTAATATTTATAACAGACAGGTTCACGACCAGCAGTTGACGATTCAGGATTCGGAGAACCTTGGCTGGCGCACGGACATGGTGACAAGGAAATGGTTGGTAGACGACTTCCGTGCCGCACTCAGAGAAAAGAGTTTCATAGTAGGTTTTGATGAAATAATAAACGAGATGATGTCGTTTTGTTACGATAAGAGCGGTAAACCGATACACATGGCGGGCAAGCATGACGATTTATTGTTTGCAGCCATGATAGCCTTCCAGGTACACTTGAGGTGCCCGAAGGGGATAACAGCGTATTCGTATGCCTTTACAGGCGGACCGGACGAACCAGTAGATGATATTCAATCTTTAGCTAAGGTTGGAGTAGTTGACATGGGATTAGAAGATGATGAATATATTGACGATATGTGTACCGATTAGCATGTTAATAGGTTTTATAGCAGGTGCAGTTGTTATGAGATATGGGATAGGGTTAGGTAACAAACTCACCATAAACTCTAAGGATGATATACCTTTGGACGACAACAGCACAGGCACTACACAGGAGTTCACTGAATAATGTGGAAACGGTCGAGATATGACTTCAACAAGAGACACCTCCTCGGTGCGTTTAGGGGCTGGGGGTGGCAGGACTTTACCGCCGCAGTAGGCGCAGGTCCGCTCACGCTCACAGCTAACGAAAACGGCACCTATGGGCTGTTTGACGGTGACAATGTTATTGCGGGTACTGCGGTTATAGTCACTGCTGCTGACCCTGCGAGAAAAGCATATACCACAGCAGTCAAGGTCTTCGGCAGTCGAATAGTCGCTACAAATACTACTGCCACTACTATCGTGCTTTCCGTTGCACCTCACGCATCGTATGGTACGATGCGTGTCTACTATCTATACGACTATAAATATGGTATGCCCGCAGATTACGAGATTCCTTCCAGACATATTACAGAGAGTCTGTGGGATGAGATTGGCGACACCTTTGCGGTTAATCATACAGACTTAGATGATATGCCTTCGTCTTCCAACGCCAACCACGACGGACGGTATTACACCGAGACGGAATCAGATGCAAAGTTCGGACTCAGAGACTTATATAATGGTTCATTTAACGAACCAATCAACGCTCTCGTTACGTCAAATGGCACAGTGGTTACTATTACCGTCACTAATGCACTGGGCGGCGATTTGACGATGCAGTTTAGTGATGGCGACACCACACTTAGCACTCCGGCTACCATAACTTCAACTACGGATGCGGTACTGGCAACAGGCACTACCGATACGCCTGTTTCTATATACCTATATATCCCACAGTCTACGAAAGTCATGACGGTTAGCGATACATTTTTTCCGACAGCCGCAGAACATATTAAAGTAGGATACTTCTTGCTTGCAAGTCCAGCGTATATAGCGGGTGCAACCGAGGGTGCTTATATAAATCAGAACTGGAACGACCCCATCACAGGCGTATATAGCCAAGGGCATTTACTCCACATGGCCGAGAGAGAGCGTAGGGATGGAGCGTATTGGTTTAGTGGTGTAGGACCGAACGGTGACGCAAGTACATATTTGTATGACGCAGGTGGCGGGGTATTGAATTATAAATCTACAGCAGGTGTTGTGTATCAGATGCACCGGCATACTATCAACGCAAAGGACTCAGCCGTTGATGACGTTCATGTAGTCAACTGGGATGGAGATTCGTACCACAGCATACACGATTTAACTGATATTGTCGATGATGCTGACGGCGACACTCTAAACAATAGATACTTCAATCTTGTCTTCTGGGGCGTCGCCAACAAAACAGGCGAGTACGCCCCGGTAATGTGTAACCTACCAACCGGTTCGTATACTACGCTGTCAGGCGCGAGAGGTGATAGCAGTCATTATGACGTTCTCGCAATGCCAAGAGAGTTCTCGCTGGAAAGTTCTACCGGATTCTTAATTGCAAGAATAACTATCAGGCAAAGCGGTGGAACATGGACACATCATGCTACAGTAGATTTAAGAGGGTCTACACCTACTATTGCATCAGGTGGCGCGGCAGGAACTATTACTGAATTTCCTGACAGCACTTTTGCGATACTCGATGCAGATGACATAACTCGGATAATTGATTTCGACGCAGGGAATATAACCGCAGGCAACGCTCGTACTATCACAATGGCTGATGATGATATTGACCTTGCCTTGTTAGATGTTGCTACCCCCGGTACTGCCGAAGCAAGCAAGGCGTTGATCGTAGATTCTTATATTGATATTGGTACACTGCGCAACCTCGGCATGACAGGTGTACTCACTATCGGCGGCACAACTTTTGAACCAGCAGGTGATAATTTTCAAATTACATCTCCTACCAGCGAATCGGAGATTCAGATTGATGCGGGCGATGATGGACAGATAACACTTAATTCTGATGTTTGTGCTGAGAAAGATTTAGAGATTGATGGCAATTTAGAGATTGATGGCAACCTAACAATGGGTGACGCAGAAATTACCGAAGCTGAACTTGAAATACTCGATGGTGCTACGGTAACAACGACAGAACTTAATTATCTTGACGGTACTACGTTAGGGACAGCGGTCGCGAGTAAGGTTTTGGCGGTAGGTGCAAGCAAAGAAATATCTGGTATCGGTGCATTAGAGGCCGACTCTATCGACGCACCTGTCGGCAGAACGGCAACATTGGTTGTAGCTGCAAGTGATTCGACAGCTCTGGCTAAGAATCAAGCTGACTATATTTGTGATGGAACGGATGATAATGTTGAGATACAAGCGGCCCTTGACGCTTTACCTGCTCAAGGTGGTAGGGTTTATTGTACTGCCGGAGCGTATTCTTTCAAGACTTTAGTGATTGTACCAAGTGATACAGTATTGGAATTTGAGGTTGGCAATACCATCACAATCCAAGCTGACCATACGCTCGATGAGGATGAGTACGAAAAGAATAGCAACGAAATCGCAACGCTTATCACAAACGAGAATCATCCGACAAGGGACTTTACCGGCGTCGTTAATACTTTTCCAACATCAACAACAGTGACACTCAAAAGTGACTGGACTGATTACAATGGGGACGCAGTAAACTATATCACTATCCGGGACATCTCACAGGCAGGGGTGAATGGTGACAAAAGACTTGTAACAAATTATGTATTGGAAACAGATACAGTTACATTTGAATCCGCTTTTGTATTTGATCCTGCCGAAGATGACATTGTTTGGATTGAAACTTTGGGCGAAGCTGGCAAAGATAAGAACATCCGAATCATCGGGGCAAACACAGATTGGGAATCACCGTCAGGTTCGGCGAAGTTTGACGAGGACAAAAGCTACGCAGGAATCTGGCTGGACTTCGTAGACCGATGCGAGATTGTCAGATGCACAGCGGATAATGTAGTCTATGATACTACCCTGAACGACAACATTAGGTCGTGGGGAATCTTGATGAGCGATTCGACATACACTAAAGCCTTTCGCTGTAATACCAACGGGTCTGGTTATGAGGGCACAGGAATCAGAGGATATAGTCAGAATTGCTCGATAGTTGAGTGCAGAGGTTTTGGTAATGCAACCCATAGTTTCCAAGGCGGCACGATGACTCCAACGCCGATTGGTTCAGGTTCTGACCTTCTAATTTCAGGGTGTGTTTCAGGTCTCGACGGTGGTGACAATATACTTTTCGACGGTAGCGAAAACACTCCGGTTATCAACACCACAATCGAGAATTGCACCGTAGGTATCATTTCTATTATAAATGTAGGGTCGCGGCAGTCTGTTATTAACAACACCGTCGAGCGTATAGAGATGACTTCCATAATTGACCTCAAAGATATACTTATAAAAGACAACCGATGTCATATCACTACTGGTACTAACGCTCCGATTCGTGTCTTTTCGGGTTCAGGCGGCGAAGGAACTCTTGACGGTCTGAAGATAGTAAAAAATGAATGCACAACTATCAGCACAGTAGCAGGAATTGCTGTCGAGACATCCGGTTCATCCGATGCTTTAATTTCAAATGTATTGATTGATGGTAATACTGTAAAAACCAATGACCCTACCTCAGACACGACTCTTGGTTCTGTTTTATTGAAAGCCACAGGTGGGCAAGCTATTGAACACGTTATTATCACAAACAATTACCTTGACTCAGGACTCAATACCACATCATCTGCCCGCCCGATAAGAATGAGAATAGAAGATGCCAGTAGCAATATATCAAAAGTTCGTATTATGAATAATACAGCCATAGGCTACGACGCTATTGCAGTATCCGGGTCAATCGCCAACTCCATAACTGATGTATTTATTGCTAATAACTATCTTGAGGCTCTTGGTAGTGTTGGTTATGCGTTTCGCTTTCAAGATAGTGCGGTAATGGTTCAAGGGGCACAGGTATATAATAATTTCATAAAGACATGCAAGAGAGTTTTTAGGGGTGGGGACAATATTTCTATTCATGGGAATTATATTGAAGAAATAATAAGCAGTGACGGATGGTTCCCCGCAGGACAGCCGCTTGTGGATTCTAACATTGGGCTTAATTACGGCATAGACACTACCGAGAACGGTTTCTGGCGGTTTGACGTTGATATAACTGATGTTGATAAAATAATGTTACAGCAGAAAGTTGGAGGTGTTTGGACGGACGTTGAAACATTCGACAGAACCCCTTAATAGGAGATTAAAATGAAATACACAATAGAAACAACCAAAGAACAGGATAAGGCGGTAGAGATATTAGGTACTAACGTAGAAAAATATCTTCAGAAGAAACTTAATAAGCTGATACCCAGAGCAAAATTGAAGTGGGTTAAACCCAAAACCTTAGCGCAAATAGAGAGTTTAGAATAGGAGAAAAGAATGTTAAGATTACCAGAACAGACAAGTAAAGAGTTACAGAATCTCAAACCAGCACCTAAGAAGAAAGGGAAGTAAAATGCCAGATGCAAAGAAAAGTATTATAATAATTACATGCTCAATAGTAGGTTGCGTAGTAACGCTATTAACCTGCGGAGTCCTTATTGGTGGCATGAAAACCGAGGTGGTACACCTGAAAGCCGACTCTACTGAGGTTCATGGCAAACTGAGTGGTATCGAAACCCGACAGACAAATATGGAAACCGAACAGGCTTTCCTTAAAGGCGTTGTTGTGACCAAGCTGGATAGCATACAAGGAACTGTGAATAAAATGCAGGTGCAAGTTGACGACCTAATGAGGGCTGAATAATGGCAAAAGTAAAGAAGAAACCCAAGACCAAGGTCAAACGTAAGCCTAAAACCAAGGTTAAGAAGAAATAGATTTCATCCTTCCTCGGAAGGCTTTCTCCTAACCTCATCGCTCATTCGTGGGCGGTGGGGTGAATTTATTTTCATACCACAATCCCCATTTCTGCACCGTAAGGCGGGAAAACTTTCTGGACATAGATAAATTTTATTATTCTCAAGAATAAATCTTGACTCATAGTAAAAAATCTGTATACTATGTGATAGTTAGTTGATCGTTAATGAATTTTAGGAGAAAGTAAGATGGGTTTTAACGAGCAGATAGCAGATGCAGTGAGAACGATAAGAACGGCGTCCTTTGATGAATCAGACCAGTTATCGCTCGGACAACTCACTGCTAAATTTGAGACTATCGCGGCCAAACAGAAATATGTCATAGAGAAGTGGGGGCACGAAGCCGAGGTTGTTCTCGATTTCTGTGGCCTCCCCGTCATAGACATAGGTAGTTGGCGGGGCGCATACGAAGAACTTGCCATTGGCTTTAACTGCGAGGGGGACGGAATAGATGTTTCAGCTTTCCTTGCTGTGCTTGTGGCTACGGACGGAAAAACCCTTACGGGGTACAAAGGTGGCGACTTCCTAATGACAAAAGATACGCCGGTATGGGTTGACAATTATGGCAAGTGCAACCACGAGGCGGTTATTGATGTCGTTGACGACGAGTTTCAGGTTGTTGTCGTTACGGGAAAACGAGAATATTAGGAGAATAGCATGAACATAGGAATAGGATTCAGAATAGCCAGAGCAATGAAGGACATCAATCAGGGGCCTGCTGCACAAGGACTGGGCATAAGCGCAAACTACCTCTCTTTGATAGAAACCGGAGATAGAACCCCAAGTATGAAGTTGCTCACGAAAGCCCAAACGTATTATGACGTACCGATGAGCCTGCTGTTGCATGAGGAGGACAAGAAATGAGCGACAAATACATATTAGACGGACATAAGGTTGTCGAATGTGATGACTTAATGGAATGGGCGGCATGGTTTGAGACAGCAAATAGGCACGTTGACAAGACTATGATAGGCGATATTGCGGTATCTACGGTCTTTTTGGGAATTGACCATAGTTCAGGTTATTCAAATACACCACAGCTATTCGAGACAATGATATTCGGCGGAGAACTTGACCAAGAAATGTGGAGATACCCAACATGGGAAGAAGCCGAAAAAGGTCATGCTAAAACCGTTGAAATGGTCAAGCAACTAACACCAAAGGACACCCCCAATGACACTTAACCCCACACAATCCCGTAGAGTCCCCGTGAGAGGGCCTGACAGCCGCGCCAGTGGCCAAACGTCTGTGATGGCTAATTATGTACCAAAAACAGTTTAGAGGCTTAGATACCCCGTAGAGGGGTAGATAGGAGATAGAAATGAGCAACGAAGAATACGACAAAATACAGGACGAAGAATACCTAATGTTTGATCGCATACCCGATGCAATGAAACTGAGTTGGTATCCCGACTTATGTGGAATGTTGTATATTGAGCAGAAACACCCTGCCAAAAAGGGTAGCCATTGCGGAATGCTGTCTGGTTCGGCCCATGACATAGCTTGGCTGGGCTGTGGTATTGACGATTTAACCGAAGATGACGCAATTTACTTGTGTCGATGCGGGATACATCTTGATACCGAAAACGGCGGATTGGCAATATTCACCTAAAACAGTTTAGAGGCTTAAAGTACCCCTCAGGGGCTTGTAAAGGAGACCGAAATGCAAAAAGAGATAGTTGACGAAATCTATTTGCGAATTGAAGCCGAACGGCACTATAATTGGCGAAATGTTACCGACGAAGAAAATATCGAGTATCAACGAAAAGAACTTACCAATATAATGCCGGACATCAAAAGGCACGTTGACGGCGTATCTTGTATGACGATTGACTGTGATACCCATTGGGAATGTGAATTCTGCGGAAGTGATAACCACCAAAACAAGACTGAATATGAATGTTGCGACGAAGCACTGGATGAACATGAGGCCGTAGATGCACAATAGAGACTTCGCAATGCGAGTGGACGAACACATCACCCATTTTCCGGGCGATAAGATAGACCTGTCGGCAGAAATGGAGAAGTTTAGTTGCGAATGTGACAAAAACTGTCCAGAACAAGTAACAAAAAAGTGGTTGGTAGAATGTCCTACCTGCCTTAAATATATTAGTGCGAGATGTATAGTACAGCACATAACAGACAAACACGAATAGGAGAATAATCATGGAATTTATGACCAAAGAGTACGTTAAACAGGAAGCCGCAAAAGGCGAAATGGCGTCGATGATTTGCTCTGAGAAGCACCACCACCAAGGCGCAACGTGTACGAGAGGGGAGTTGATAGATGCGTTGGAAAGCGAGGATTTTTCATTGGCAGAATCGAAGTGTGCGTGCTGTGCGAAATACGAATGTTGTAGCTACGAGTGTCCATTGAGCAAGGACGGTACTTATGGAGCGTGTTGCGGAGGAACGTTCAGGACTGCAAACAATGCCTTAATTGCGTTTGCGAAAGATAATTCCCCCGCCAACTTCCGCGCATTCCAAGAGGCCGAGCAAGCTGTCTGTGACTACATCAAGGCCGTCATAGACAAGAAGAAAGAGCCGGAAGTAAGGTGTGGCGACATCAGGGATGGCCATATCTTTATCAAGGGCATCGACTCTGGCTCAGATGGGATGCTGTTAATACCAAATGGCTTGATAGGCAACTGCGGCAAAAAAAGGTTCTTGCAACTCGAAGACAAAGGGCTAAATGTGTGGGATTTGATTGACAACGCCAAGCAAAAGAAAGTAGAACCCAAGAAGTCTAAGGGCGAGCCGAAGCTGAGGCATGGAGATTATGGGGTGTTTAAGACTATGAGCGGAAAGAAAGTTTATGCGTTTTACAGCGATAACCCAAGACTTAGCAACACTGCTCTGTATTCTAAAGATTTAGAGAACGAAAAGGGGCTTTGGTACGGTTCGCCTGTCAGACCGGAAAGGTTTGATGTTCTCGGCAACATCTTCGACGACATCGCCAACCGTGACAAGAAGATAGATGGATTTGAGATGAAACAGGGTACGATGCAGGACATTGCCGTCTCTGTAAGCAACACTGGCTTTGTTCATTTGGTTGATTTGCAGGGTACTATCTGTATCGACAACGATAACCTCGAAGAATTCCACACCAAACTCGGCCACGTCCTCAACCACATCCAAGCGAAAGAGAGCCACAAATGACCGAAGCCGACAAAGAACACATGACGTTGTCAAGAATCTATGAATTGCCGAAACGCGGCAAATGTGGAACCTACGGCGAGATCAGGGCGCAGTTACTGGGCTTGAATCCGGCAACTGTCGACGGCACTTATTATGCTCAAGATGCTTTGATACGCTGTGGAACGGAAGAAGATTATGTTCGCTTGACCTCGTCGAATTTGTTGCCTGACGCCGATAGCTTGATACACGAATCGGAAATAGGGGTAACGGACACATGGAGATTGAGATGGGTTGAAATTAACGGAGAAAAGAAATTAACAGGATACCCGAAAGGAGACTGGAATGGGAAAAAAACTAAAGACAGTTGATATTATGGGCAAGGCGTATGTTGAAGTAAATGAGAGGTTAAAGCATTTTAGGTCAACAGAGGCCTACGCAGGATATTCGCTGACTTCAGCAATAGAAAGCGTTACAGGTGGCGTTGTGATAATCAAGGCCACTATCAAAAATGCCGAGGGCGTTGCTATTGCCACAGGTCACGCTTACGAAAAAGAGGGATCTAATTTCATTAATAAGACATCTTATATCGAAAACTGTGAAACGTCGGCATGGGGTAGAGCGTTAGGTAATCTCGGTATAGGTATTGACGTAGAGGTTCGTAGCGCAAACGAAATGCTTAACGCCTCTATACAGCAGCAGGGTGACAGGCCTGAACCTAACTGGACAGCTTTAATGGCAACTATACAAAACAAGACCCCTATGTCTGACGACGAAGCAGGGCATTTCAAGAATATATGGCTAATGGCAAAAGACCACAAACCAGACGGCGTTTTAGAGGTTAAGTTTAAGGCTGAGATGGCTGTTAAGGTTCATCGAGCAATGGAACATTGGCCAAGTAGTCAGGCTGAAGAAGAAGAAGCGATAGCACTTTTGGACAAAGAATTTAAAAAAGCATAGCGCAGCAGCCGGTGAAACCATAGCCCATACGGTGACAATACATCCGGCTACTGTATTTGAGATTATAGCATGGATGAGCCAACTGTAACAGATTTATTTGTGGACGGCCTCGAATTCGACCGTATCGAGGCATGGGTAAATATATTAGGAGTAACGCCGGACGATATAGCGGTTTGGGGCTTGCGGGAAGCCTTGAAATTGAGAGTAGTTAGCGACGATTATGGAATTCAAGCAGATAGACCGATAATAGAAAGTGTGCCATTTTGAAAACATATCCAGTACAATCAATGATCGACGGACAGCCGACGTTTGAAAAACCGTTAGATGAGATACTTGCCGAACTCACTGTAGGCGGTGGGATTAAACTGTTGAGTCCCGTCGAATGTATCACGGACCGACAGAGGCGATGGTACAAAGGCGTGTGCCTGCCCTGGCTGGCCAAGAACGATGAGAACGGCGAAACGGCTGAATGGTGGGACGATGAGGTTAAGCGCAAATGCAAGGGTTTATCGCTGCTAAAAAAGGAAGTGTTCTTTTTCGAGACGACAGATGGCCACAAGATACCCACCGGCAGATTAACGACCGTAGGCGTTGGCAAACGAAACATGACAGCCTTTATCGAGGAAATAATCTCACAGTCAATGGTGCACGATTGGGCTGTTGCGCCACCTGATGAGGATTTACGAAAATGACCCGTAGCGGTGTAGCTATGGTTTATTGGCCGGGCGTTTACTTTTGCGGTTCCCGCCCGGTCTTATAATAATTAAGGAGTCGATACCGCATGGATGCTGGCTCTGGCGGGCCTGAGCGTTTCCAAAAAGGGCGAACGCCTGTCAGGGCCTATAATTTAGGAGAATTGAAATGAAAGACTTAGATGAGTATGAGTTGTGTGAGATAACGAGTTGCATAGTCAATGGGTTGCTGTATGACCCGCATGGCAAAGGAATGTTTTCCATATCCGAAGCAGTTAACAGCCCCAACTTCGCAGGCTATCTGTATGAGGATGGGGAGGTGTGCGGGGACGATGTTCGCTACTTTGAGATAGTCGACGGGAGGTGCAAAGAAGTGTTCCGCCCAATTCTTGAAAGAATTCAGTCCGGTGACATAACTATTAAACGACCATACCCAAATGGTAGTGTTGTATTCAAGAAAGGAAATAGTGATGCTTCGGCGACGTAGCCGGAACTGTGCAGGTCGGGGCTTGCCCCCAAGTCTCGGCCACTTTATATGGGGTATGATTACAGGAGTAACCATGACCCTGACAACGATATGGTACTTCGTATGGCGCAACTGGTAATGAACCAAGCGACAGGAGAGACGAAATGAGACATAAATTCAGGCTAATCAAAGACAACGTAATAGTTGGATACATGCAGTTGATGCCTATTTGCTGTAAGGGCAAGAGGTTGATCTGGAAGTATTCGGAGAATGGGGAGGATGGCTGGAGCGGGGCAGGTAACGCCGTAATTGATTTTGACACAGCCGAATCCTACACCGGCCTCAAGGACAAGAACGGGACGGAGATATATGAGGGGGATAGGTGTATCATTGAAGGCGGTAGGGCGACAGTAGAGTTTGATAAGGGTGCCTTTTGGGTGGGCGGAACAATCCTTGCCCATCAGTGGAAGGGACATCGTGAAGTAATCGGCACAATACACGACAAGGAGAAAGATAATGGGCAAAACAAGAAAACCTAATGCAGACGGCAAGTACCGCTGTGCGAAGTGTGAAACGTGGAAGTTCCCCGATCAGTTCTCACCCGGAGGTACTAAATGCGGTTTATCTTCATACTGTAGGTGGTGTATGAATATCGCCCAAGCAGAGAGCAAAGCCAAAAGACGCAAAAAGAACCCCACAAAAGACGATTACTTCATCGCTACCGTTAAAACCACAGGTGAAATATGGCTGGACGATGAAGCCCTGCCCCACAAATGCAGTAGAGAAACCCAACGCACTGTATTTGCTGAGAAAAATGGTAAGGAAATGGGCTTCTGTCGGGCTATATTCGACTTTGAAGTGACGATGAAAGGTAGAAGGCAAAAAAATTAAGTGTCAATAAATAGAAAGTTTTTATTTGACTTCACCCCAAAAGGAGTGTATACTATATAAGTAATGGCAAAGTTAATCGTAGAATCATGTTGTAATGACCCCCGTATCCAGCAGGTTGTCCCCCTCTACGATGGACTTTGCCCCCTGTCGGTGCGGGGATTTTTTAATGAAAGGATGTGAGGTATGTGCTTGGGTACAAGAATGCCACCAAAGAAGTTGAAGAGATATATTAAATCGCTTAAAACAAGGGCTGATGGTTATGTACGGCTGTGGAAAGTCTTTCAGTTCAACAAAAACGACGAATTGAGTGGCGCACATCAAAACTATGACTTTTACGAAGGAAAGAACACCGCCGACACGAAAAAAAGCATTGAGTGTATGTATAATTACACCCATTACAGAGCAGGGTTTCATTGTTTCACAACCAAAAAGGCGGCAGAACTATTTACAAGAAGGTGGTATAGCGACGCTGGCAATGAAACTATTGTGCCGGTTAAAGTGCAAAAAACATGGATAACGGCGGCGGGAAGAGATCATGTCGAAGGCTGTGTTGTCTGTAAGCACATAATCATTTAACCCCCTAACAGGAACATCATGGCTAAAAAACCATTATATATTCAGCTTGAACCGGGAGCATACCCCAAGGACATTGACTGGCAAGCAATGACTCCTGCCGAACGGGGGTGTTACCATTCACTGATAATTTACCTCGCTTGCAGTGACGGAAAGTTGCCGAATGACACCGAGAAACTTGCTTCCCTGTGTAACACAAACGGAGAAACTTTTGATAATTTTTGGAAAAGTTTTGACCACAAATTTATCGAAAAAGATAGCCACATTGAACATAAGCGTATCAACGACGAACTGAAAAAGGCTCGTAACTATATTAAACAAAAGAGTTTAGCTGGCAAAAAAGGGATGCAACGACGTTATAACGCTGTTACAACAACGATACAACAGAAACCTAACAACGATATAACTAAGGTAAGTAAAGTAAAGGTAAGGGAAGTAAAGGGAAGTAAAGTAAAGAGTACACCTATAAAGAGTTTTATACCGCCTACCTTACAGGATGTTGTTGATTATGCTAAGAGTAGAAATTCATCTCTTGAACCGAAAAAGTTTTTTGAATACTTTGATGTTGCGGGTTGGGTAGATTCCAGAGGGACAAAAGTGCGAAGTTGGAAACAGAAATTTATATCATGGGAGTCCAGAAATGGAAAACAAACAAGTGGAACAGGTCAGCGAGAATCTAAAGAGTCAGCGGCCAGCGGAAGTGGAGTCAATAGCCTCAACGGTAATGGCGATTTTATTCGATAAGTGCGAGAGATGTGGGTTGAGGCCAAAGAAGTACGAAAAGAAGTGGTGCCCTCGGTGTATAGCGGTATACGAGCGAAAAAACAAGTTGAACCCCAGCAGGATATGTAAAGAGTTTCTTGAGAATGTCGGCGAGGCATACATAGATGCTGATAGCGAGAGCATTAGTGATTTGGTTTTCGGGTCGATGTTGGCGGCGTCAGGTGATGTTTTCCTTCATGGTGCGGTTGGTGTTGGGAAAACATGGGCTATGGCTGCGTTACTGAAACATTTTCTCTGTGAGGGGTACAGTTGCAAGAGAGTGAACTTCGACGATTTCTGTTGTCGTGTCAGGGCTACCATGAATAACAGCAGTCAAACAACAGAGTATGATTTAGTAAAGAGTCTCATCGAATACGACAAGCTGTTTATTGATGATATTGGTTTGCGGTCGAAAACTGAAACCGACTTTGCTTACGTCACGTTCTACTCGATTATTGACAAGAGACAGGAACGTCGATTGCCGACATATATATCCACAAACAAAACGATTGAGCAGTTAAAACAGTCTTTTGATTCACGGATCGCCAGCAGGTTAGGCATGGGTACTGTAATTGAAATGACCGGCAAAGACAGGCGAAAAGGTTAATTTCACAGCCGCCCGACGACAGGCAAGGACTTTAACGCGGTAACGCCGCAGGAGAAAGAAGAATGATATTTGGCAGTCTCAATGACGAGAAACAAAAAACCAGATACCGAGGTCATATCATTGACTTGCGGACAAATGAGATTATCTGTTATGTATATGGCAAGACACTGGAAAAAATGCGGGAACGCAAACATAAAATCCGTGAGTTGTTTTATAAAGAATATATTGCCCCCTACACGAAAGGAATAGATGATGAGTGAAGAGAAATGTCCAATAGCAGAAACGTGTGTGCATTACAACGAAGGCTGTTTTTATTTGGCCTGTTGTGCAAGGGAAGAAATTGCCCGCCTCCGCACCGACAACGCCGCCAAAGACGAACTTATCTTCGCTTATGACCAGACCCATACACCTGTGATAGATAAGACGATAATTGACCTGCGAGCCGACCTCGCCAAACTCAACCTCATCCTTTTCCACAGAGAGAACGGGTTATCTCACCCAGACCTAAAAGGTGAAATAGCTAAATCAAAGATGGCACACGATCTCGCCGACGCATTAGAAGCGTTGAAGTCGATAGTTGTGTGTCCCGATTGGAATATATGTCCGCACTGTGGGATAGAAATGGGAGATGGCCAAGCCTTACTGGATGAACTTGACGGATACCCTGACTTTGTAGGTAATGATACTCTCTGCACTATATCGCCCAGCGGAAAGGCTAAGTTGATTGAATGCTTGAAATGCCCTGATTGCGGAT